TCAGCGAGCGCCAGCGGGCGTACTACGCAAAGAACCGCGAGAAGATCAGCGAGCGCCAGCGGGCGTACTACGCAAAGAACCGCGAGAAGATCAGCGAGCGCCGGCGAGCGTACCGCGCAAAGAACCGCGAGAAGATCAGCGAGTACCAGCGGGCGTACCGCGCAAAGAACCGCGAGAAGATCAGCGAGCGCCGGCGGGCGTACAACGCAAAGAACCGCGAGAAGATCAACGAGTACCAGCGGGCGTACTACACCAGGAAGCGCGAAGAGCAGAGAAAGGAGGAACTGCGTGAAAAGGAAGGCAGGTGATACCGTACCAGATGCGGCCCGACTTGCGATGCAGGAGGTTGATCGGCGCGCCGCACTGAGGGCCCAGGCCTATTACAACGAGGACGCGTTGGACGCAGGCGAGATCCCCGCGCCCCACACGCTGCAGTGGAAGATTGCCCGCTACGAACAACTGGTGCTCGCCTTCAAGTTGAAAAATGCGTCGCCGGAGATCATCGAAGATTATGAATCAACGCTGTTCCATCTGTACAAAAAGGAGTACCGGCGCTTTCAAAAGGCCGTTCGCACGGGGAAATGGAAGCTCTAACGCCAAAAAAAGACCCGGCCCGCGCATGGACACGGGCCGGACCCCCACCGGAGGTTCAATCGAGATTCGAGATTCATGGATATTATACCCCACCGGCACGGCAAAGTCAAGGTTTTTTTCGGGGTTACGAGGGTACGGGGTTACGGGGGTTACGCCAGGGGGACGCCGTCCCCCTGGACCCCCGGCCAAAGGGCCGCAGGCCCTCTGGACTCCCATTTGCCTCCGGCGGGGTTACGAAGGAGAGACGAAATGAGGCACAATCTGAAGAAAGCCCGCATGGACGCGGGCCTGACGCAAGAAGGGTTAGCAGAATTGCTGGGAATCAGTTCCCGCTATTACAGGATGATCGAGAGTGGCACGCGCGACGGCGATTTCGAGATGTGGGACATGCTGGAAGACCTATTCAAGATCCACCAGCGTGTTCTCCGCCTTCGGGAACTCCCGCCCGACGAGGATATCCAGTGACACGCCGAGGGCATCTGCAATCTTGACCAGATCGTTCAGGTTGGGCTGGTTTCTTCCAAGTTCGTAGTTTCGGTATCCTCGTTCGGTGATTCCGAGTATTCCCGCCATTCGTTTTTGAGTCATGTTCATAGACAGACGAAACTTTTTGAGGTTCTCAGGAAAATTCATGGCTTCCTCCTAATTTTCGTCCAGAGCCCCTTGACAGGAACAAAAAGTTCCGCTATAATTATCAGCAGGAACAAAAAGTTCCGCAATGATAGACTAGGACATGAATACTCCGATTATATCACAAGCGGAACAAAATGTGCAAGTGATAAGGAGGTTCTCCACATGACCCAACACGTTCTCCCCGTTCCCGCATTCAGTTACCCGGCAAGCTGCGAATGCTGCGCCAACTGCGTCTACTTCTACCAGCACTACCAGAAATACATATCGGCAGAAGCCCCCGGCAAAGAGTACTTTGCCCCACTCAACTACGGACACTGCACCTACCCGCGCCTGAAGAACCGCAACGCGGACGACGTATGCCTGAACTTCATGCGCCGCAGAGGGCGGCACTAGACCATCACGACCGGTTCCCCGCCGGAGGCAGTTGGGGGTTCCAAAGGGGATCATCCCCTTTGGCAGGGATCCAGGGGGCAGCGCCCCCTGGCGTAACCCCCGTAACCCCCAGCCCCCAGACAATCGAGAAAGGAAGATTTGAATGATTCCCTATATCTCCACGAAGGACATGAGCCGCGAACAGTGGCTCGAAGCCCGCAGGAAGGGCATTGGCGGCTCCGACGCCGCCGCGATCATGGGCGCATCGCCCTGGGCAACGCCGCTGACGGTGTACGCCGACAAGCTGGGCCTGCTGCCGGAGAAGCCGGACAGCGAGGCCATGCGGCAGGGTCGGGACTTCGAAGCGTATGTGGCCAGCCGGTTTGAAGAGGACTCCGGCAGGAAGGTGCGACGCTGCAACAAGATGTTCCGGCACCCCGACTATCCGTGGATGCTGGCCAACATCGACCGCGACGTCGTCGGTGAAAACGCCGGTCTGGAATGCAAGACGACGAGCGTCTACAATCCGGCGGACTTCGAGGGCGGCAAACCGCCGACGTACTATCTGTGGCAGTGTATGCACTACATGGCCGTCACGGGTGCAGAGCGCTGGTATCTGGCCGTGGCGGTGCTGTCCAAAGCGTTTCATGTCTTCCCCATCGAACGCGACGAGACGCTGATCCAGATGCTGATTGCCGCCGAAAAGAACTTCTGGGAGAACCATGTACTGGCGCAGGTCCCGCCGATTCCGCGCGGCATGGAGTCAGAACACGCCGCACTGGCCGCCATGTACCCCGACTCGGAGCCCGTCGAGGAAGATTTGACCGATGTGCGCGAACAGATTGAGACGTTCTACGCCCTGAAGGAGGGCCAGAAGAACATCGAGCAGCGCGCAAAGGAGCTCCAGCAGGCCATTCAACTGCGCATGAAGGACGCTGAGCGCGGCAGGGCCGGCGCGTTTGGCGTCAGATGGAAGTCCGTCACCACGTCCCGTCTGGATGAAAAGCGGCTGAAGGCAGAGGCTCCGGAGATCTACGAGCGGTATCTCAAGCCGTCGGCGTATCGCCGCTTCGAGGTGAGGAGGGAAAAGGCATGATTCGCACACTGTGTGTTGTGATATGCGCGCTGTGCAACCGCACAGCACACGTCGATGACGAGGATGACGTGTATCGCCTGCCGGAGGGCTGGCGGGCCATGGATTCGGAGGGGCGCAAACACCTTTGCCCCAGGTGCGTCAATCGTTTGAGGTACATATTCTTCACCCCCAGCGACCGGAAATACGAGTGAAAATCGAGGAGAGATCAGCAATGGCAGAGATGAGAACACCCAACAACATGTCGGAAATGCTCCGGCAGGCACAGCAGCAGGCGGCGCAGACCAGCGCCGCGCCTGCTGCCAACACAGACCCCGCGAAAGCATCTATCATGGGCATCATGAGTGGCATACTCGACAGCGAGGGCTACCGCAAGAGGTTCGATGAGCTGCTGGGCGCGCGAACGCCGCAGTTTGTGTCGTCGATTGTGTCAATGGTCAACGGCTCAGAAGGGCTGAAGAAGGCATTTCTCGACGCACCGGCGACGGTCGTGCAGGCCGCGCTGAAGGCCGCGACCTACGACCTGCCCGTTGATCCGGGGCTGGGGTTTGCGTACATTGTGCCGTTCTGGAGTTCGAAAAACAAGCGGAAAGAAGCGCAGTTCATTCTCGGCTACAAGGGCATGATCCAGCTCGCCCTGCGAACGGGCGCTTACAAGACCATCAACGTCGTGGAAGTGAAGGAAGGCGAGCTGAAGCGGTTCAACCGCCTGACGGAGGACATCGAGCTGGAGTTCGAGGAGGACGAAGAGATCCGTGACACCCTGGAGACCGTCGGCTACGCGGGGTTCTACCGACTCATCAACGGCACCGAGAAGACCGTGTACATGACCCGCGCACAGATCGATGCGCACGAGCGCAAACACCGAAAGGGCGACTCCCAGTCCAATATGTGGCGGGATAACTTCGATTCCATGGCCTGCAAGACGGTGCTGCGCAACCTGATTGGCAGGTGGGGCCTCATGTCCATCCAGTACCAGCGCGCGGACGACAGAGCGTCGGCGGCGATTCAGGGCATCATGGAGGACATCGGCCACGAGAACGCGATCGAGGGCGAACTGGTAGAAGAGCCGACAGGACAGACGGCGGAACAGACAGTAGAACAGACGGCATGAGGGGGACGTGGGGCCCCCTCGCGAGAGGGGGCCTTTGAATGTATCAGCACAGCTTTGACGTCGAGATTGCCAGGCTCTACGGCGTGAATTGCGCAATCATCCTGCGGTATCTGCAGTTCTGGATCAACCACAATCGGGAGCGCGGCCTGAACTACCGCGACGGCATGTACTGGACGTACAACAGCATTCAGGCCATGACGGAGGCGTTTCCGTACATGACCGAGCGACAGATCCGGTACGCGATGAAGCAGCTGCGCGATGAAGGCATCATCGTCATCGCCAATCACAACAAGACGCCCCGCGACCGCACGCTGTGGTACGCGATTACGGAATACGGCGAAAGCGTTTTGAATGACCCATCCTGCGCTCTGGTCGAGGAAGACGACATGCCGGATGATGTGGACAACCTCGACGATGTGGATGACAGTCCGGAAGAGGTGCAGCAGCCGGAATCTCACATCGAACAAAATTGTCAGAATCAAAATTGTCAAATGCATTTGACAAAACTGCCGAATGCATTTGACAAAACCGCCGAATGCATTTGGCAAAATTGTCAGATGCATTTGACAAAACCGCCGGATGCATTTGACAAAACCGCCACACCATTACCAGTTATAAACCCAGTTATATACACAGATAGAGACGCAGATAGAGAGAGAGAGAGCGCGCGCGCACGCGTGAGCCCGGACGTCGGGGTGGATGGAACGCACACGCTTTCCCCCTCCCCTGGTGAAGTGCGCGCTTATGTGGCCGAAAACGGCTATGCCATCGACGCTCAGCGCTTCTGGGACTACTACGAGGCCGTCAACTGGCGCTCCAATGGGGAGTACATCCGCGACTGGCGGGCGAAGGTTCGCACATGGGCCAGCCGCGAGAAGCAGTTCCAGGCGCGGGCCCCTGCCGGTGCGGCCACGAACTATGCACAGCGCGAGTATTCCAGCGAGCACTATGATTCGCTGTTCTTCGACGTGCTCGGCGATTTGACAGACCACGGAGGAGGGAGAACGTGAACGAAATCAGGATTTTTGAGAGCAACCAGTTCGGTAAGGTCAGGACGGTTTTGAGAGACGGCGAGCCGTGGTTTGTCGCGGTGGATGTGTGCAGGGCATTGGATCACAGCAATAGCCGAATGGCTCTAAAGAGGCTGGACGACGACGAAAAGGGTGCAAGTTCATTTTACACCCCTGGCGGAGAACAGAAAATGACCATCGTCAACGAACCCGGCCTCTATGCGCTCGTGATGGGCTCCCGCAAGCCCGAAGCGAAGGCATTCAAGCGGTGGATCACCCACGAGGTCATTCCCTCCATCCGCAAGACGGGAGGCTACATCGCCGGAGAGGAGAACATGTCCGACGAAGAACTGCTCTCCAGAGCCCTGTTGATGGCACAGGAGAAGATTCGGCAGCGCGATGAACGCATTCTTCAGCTTTCGGCAGACAATTCCCGTCTGGTTGTGGAAAACCAGATTGCAGCGCCCAAAGCCGAATACTTCGACCAGTTGGTAGACCGCAATCTGCTGACCAGTTTCCGCGAGACGGCGAAGGAGCTGAACATCAAAGAACGTCTGTTCGTGAGCTTTCTGCTGGAGAAGAAGTACGTCTACCGCGACAAGAGGGGCAAGTTAATGCCCTATGCTGAAAGAAACAACGGCCTGTTCGAACTCAAAGAATGCATCAACGAAAAATCCAACTGGAGCGGTGTACAAACCCTGATTACGCCCAAGGGCCGTGAGACTTTCCGTTTGTTGATGCAGGGGATATGATGTTTCCAACCCGCTAAAAGACAGTTATGCAAAGGAGAAAGCGAAATGTACAGAACAGACGACCCCGTGGCCGATTTCGGCGCATGGGATGCAGAAATGAGCGCGGCACGGGCGGCGTTGCCGGAGTGCGACGACTGCGGCGAGCGTGTGACGGACGACTATTATGAGATCGGTCACAAGATTTACTGCCCGGAATGCATGGAGACGTATCGCAAGTTCGTGGTGGGGTTTTGACCCCGCCCGGACGGTGCTCAAGTGACGATGTGGTGACGGAGGATACATGTGCATGGAGATTACACTCTACGGAGATCCACGCAGCAAGAAGAACAGCCAGCGCATCATTCTTGCGGGGAAGCGACGGGCGGTGATCCCATCGGCCCAGTACAGCCAGTACGAGAGGGACTGCCTGAAGCAAATCCCGCCAGAGGACCGAAAACGGCTCAACAAACCCGTCAACTTGTGCGCAGTGTATTACATGGCCACCCGGCGAAGGGTGGATCTGGTGAACCTGCTGGAGGCCACGAACGACATTCTGGTAGCCGGGGGCGTGCTGGCGGACGATAACTGTGGCGTCGTCGCGAGTCATGACGGCAGTCGCGTGTGCTATGACAGGCTCAACCCGCGCGTGGAAATCACTATCGTCGAGCTCTGAGCGCGCACAGGAAGAATCCATGAGCAGATACATTGACGCCGAGCTGCTGGAGGCCATGCTGGAAGCCCTGATGGCCCGGCGCGGCATAGACAACTGGATCGATCGGGCGTTCACGCCCACAGATGTATTGAACCTGATCGACGCGGCTCCGACCGCGAAGGAAGAGGGATAACACAGGAATTTGCAATCAGGAGAGGAGATTCACAGCATGGAAGTCTGGTACGTTTTTGGAGGCATGGTCTTTGGCGGAATCGTCGTCAAGGCGTTTGAAGAATACGCCTGGAAGCGATACAATCAGGGCTATCAGCAGGGGCGTCGCGACGCAAACCCGGACGTCCGCCGCGCACAGAAGTGAGAAAAGATCAGGAGGAGAAATTATGAGAAAAGAAATTACGCTGGAAGAAATTTTGAAGTTGTCTGCCGATGACCAGGTGGTCGCGCTGGCGATCGGAGATGAATTCATTGTGGGCAACCCGCAAAGCATGATCGACCATCTGCTTCCTGCGGTCCTCCAGGGTGCTGTTCGGTGCATCGCGTCTGGCGGGAAGTCGCTGAACATCTGGCTTTGAGGCCCGGAGAAAACGGGGCAGCAACCATTGGAATTCTGTCACTCTGAAGATTGCGAACCGGCGTTGCTTTCGCCGGTTCGCACGCGGGAAACTGTGGAGGTGCGAAAATGGACCTGAGGGAACTGACGGAACTGGCGGAACGGATCCACGCCGCAGCTGTTGAGAAGGGCTTCTGGGCGGTGAAGCACGCGCGGGAGAGGCATATCGCGAAGATGCACTCGGAGCTGAGCGAGGCGCTGGAGGAAGATCGCCTGGGGCGTCCACTGCTGTACGTGGACGATTTCGAAAATGAGCGCCGCATCATGAACGTGAATGCGTTTGACGGGCGCAAGCCGGAGGGCGTCGCGGCAGAGCTGGCAGACTTTGTCATGATGGCGCTGGACTGGTGCGAGGAATGCGGCTTCCAGAAGCACATGGAGTCGCTGTCGATGTTTCTCGACCTGCTGACCGACCCTGTTGAAAAAGATCTGTCGCTGTTGATTCTTTTCCTGCATGACGAGACAAAAACCAACACGTCCGACTGGAAATGGCCGTCGCTGATCGCGAACGTCGCGTTCTGGCTGGACAGACACGGGATTGACCTGTGGGACGTAATCCGCCTGAAGATGGCGTACAACGAAACCCGGCCCAAACTGCACGGGAAGAAATATTGACAGTGGAGGGATCGCGATGGAACGCACGTATATGATCGATTATCGCCGGGAGCACGGCATCGACATCGAAGTGATGGCTCGTGGCTGCAGGGTGTCGGTGGCGTTGCTGGAACTGTTGGAGGGCGACGACAGGCAGGTGACGCACCCCAATTGCGCCAAGCGCATTGTCAGGGCATACCGCCTGACGAAAAAACAGGCAGAGGGGCTGCTCCCAGTCCACTACCGCAAGTCCAGTCCGGAATACGAGCCCGACCGGTACAGGCGGTCGAGCGCCTTTGGACGGTTTGACTTCATGGTGGGATGGCGCGGGGTTTCACGCATGTAGTTTGGACCCATTTTGACGAAGGAGGAAGCGCATGAAGAAAGTGAACTGTACGTATGAGGATCTGACAACCTTTTGTGAACTGCCGGAGGACGGCGGCACAGTGGAAATCAGGCTGCTTCGCGCGCCGACAGAGGACGATTTGATGCTCTGCAGGCGATGTGCGCTCCAGACGGTGGGGAGGGATTCGGACATCCCTCCCACCGACGAATGGCTGCACAGGATCATGAGGGCGCGGCACAGCCCGATTCGGGAGCTGCACTTCGCCTTTGAGTTCATCGGGTTGCCGTCCTACATCGCAACCCATCTGGCCCGGCACGTCCACGCAAGGCCGTACATACAGACCCAGCGCAACGACCGCCAGCACAGCTACGACCGGCGCAGCGCCCCGCAGGACGCGCCCGTCAAGATGATCTGGTGCATGGAGGGAGAGGAGCTGCAGATCATCGCCAACAAGCGCCTGTGTGCGCTGGCAGACCCGGCGACGCGCTGCATCGTGGCGGCAGTGTGCAATCTGGCGGAGACAGCAGCGCCGTATTGCAGGGGCCTGCTCGTGCCAATGTGCGAGCATCAGGGCGGCGTGTGCCATGAGATGACGCCCTGTGGGAGGGTTGGAAAGTGAACAGAGAAGAACGAAGGCGGGCTGAGAAAGCCCAACAGCAGCAACGACTGGCCGCCATGCGCAATGCGAATCCCGCTGTATACTTCAGCCAGAAGTGCAGGGTGATCGATGACATCTCGCGCAACGGAATCACGCCGGATGCCCTGAAGCGGGAATACGACCGGGGCCGGGACGACGGCGGTCGGGAGGTCACGCAGAGCATTGGAACAATCTACACTGCAGCCATGTGCCTTGCGCTGCATGAAATGCATGGCTTCGGGCGCGAGCGCCTGTACAGGCTCATGGGAAGAATGAATGAAATCATGCTTGAAACACTCACGGCGCAGGAAGCAATTCAAAAAGTCTATAAAAAGCTGGGCCTGAAGTTTCGGCAGGACGACCCGTTCAACTGGCTGGATTTTGACGATTGATGAGGTGAGACGATGAACAAAGTCATTCTCGTGGGCTATCTTGCGGCGGATCCGGAATCGCGCACAACACAATCCGGCATCGCGCAATGCACGCTGCGCCTGGCCGTGCAGAGGCGCTTTGCCAACCAGCAGGGGGAGCGCGAATCGGACTTCTTCAACGTCGTCTGCTGGCGACAGACGGCTGAATTTTGTACAAGATACCTGAGCAAAGGGCGAAAGATCGCCGTGGCAGGCAGTCTGCAAAACCGATCGTATGAGGCAAAGGACGGCTCAAAGCGGTATGTAACGGAAGTGATCGCGGAATCCGTGGAATTCTGCGACAGAAGGGATGATAGACCCGGAGCGACTGCCTCACAGCCAGTTGCGCCGCCGGTTGCGCGACCTGCGCCAAACCACCAGACGAGCATGGCGGAGATGGGCTTTTCCGAAGTCGAAGACGACGATTTACCGTTCTAAATGGCGCGACGACAGTTGACGATGCAGTGATCGTACAGGACCCGGCGGCATGGTCTGTCAGGCAGTTTCGTGAAAAACGTGAATATCGTGAATATCGTGAAATGCGTGAAAAACGTGAAAGACCGGGCCCGCATGCAATCTCAAAATCGATACAAGGGAGGCGTTTTGTGAAAAATATTCCTGAGCGTGACACTTGCGACAACAACCGGAAGACAGCCCGAAGAATCCTGTGGGCATGGGGGCACGCGCTCGAAGAGATCGCGCGCCTCGAGGCAGAGCGCGACGCCTTCCGGCGCTGGGCCACCGATGCACGGGACACTCTGCGCGCACAGAACCTGACCGGGACGCCGCGCGGAGGAGCGCGCCGCGATCTGGCGGACGTCGTCGCAGAGGCCGACAGGCGCGCTGAGATGTACAATGCGCAGGCCGCACGGATCGACGAAGAGATTGCCGACTACATACGCCTGCGCAACGTCGTCGAAGAGCTGATTGCGCAGCTTACCCCGGTTCAGAGGGAGGTTGCCCTGCGCCGCTACCGGCACGGCTGCGAATGGCACTGCATCGCCCGAAAGATGAACTACGGCGAGAGTACGGTGCGCAGAATTGACGACGAAGTTGTGGACGCGATCGGTCGCTATATAGTAACAGCGGAGTTGGGATAGATGTAACCATCGACAGGCGAAAAAAGGATGTTGACAAAGACAATTGACATTCCCCCCGGCTAAAGCCGGGGGAGTATCAATTCACCGGTGCTTTCAGTGGTACAACTGCAAGGGTCTTGCCCATTGCCGCCAATACCTTAAGAAGGGTATCGAGTTGTGGGCTATTATATCCCTTTTCCATGCGGGCGATAACGGATTGTTTTACGCCGCTGATTTCTTCCAGCTTACGTTGACTAATACCCTGTTCTTTTCGCGCCTCTACCATTGCCGTTATAATCGCGGCTTGCAGATCGCTTTCTGCAATTTCTTCCGGGGTGAAGTGTTCGCGGTCAAATTCTTCATCCCATACACGGAAACCGTTAATGGTTGCCATTATCGTTCCACCTCTCTACAAAATCCGCAAATTCGCGCTTTGCCTGTTCTATTTCCCTTTTCGGGGTTTTCTGCCCCTTCTTTTCAAAACAATGCAGCAATACGAAAATGCCATCTTTCCATCCAGCAAACAACACTCTATCTTTCACGGGTCTAAGTTCCCATATTTCGCCGTCAAGGTGTTTGCAAAGGTCAGTTGTCAAGGGCAAACCCTTTTCTTCAAGTGCTTTGATATACGCTCTCATTTTCGTTTTGCGTATTCGCGCGTCTTTCGTATGTTGCCCATCAAGCCAATTCAGATATTCAAGTACGGGTTCCCTGCCGTGCCTGTCGCTGTAGAAGACTGTTCGGTACAATGCCGCTTGCCGCCTCCCTTCTTGCGTACATGATAGCAAATTAGTATTCATTTGTCAATAGCTGCTTTGTCCGCTGTGCGCTATCGGATCGTCTAATGCCGCGTGTGGATTTCTGCGTGCCCCTGTGGCGTGTTTTGTGTTCTTTCACCCATGCGCTGGGGCCCCTCTGTGGGCGTTTCTGCGCATTCTGATGTGACCATAGGCAGGTGGAGAAAGAATGTTGACAAAGACGGCGGCCTGATGGCCGACCGTCTCTCTTTTAAAAAAAGGGTTGCAAGCCAAAAGATGAGCGTTTTTGAGCGTTTTGATGTGCTATAATGGAATCATCGAGAGAGGCGCAGAGCACCTCTCTTTTTTGAACGAAGGAGGGGAGCGGGGTGTCCGGGCCGAGTGAAAAGTGGAGGGAGAACCTTGCCAGGGGCCGACGGTTCACAAGCGACCCCAACGACGGCTACACCAAGCAGTCGCAGCGCAAGGGCGGAACCAACAGCAGCACGGCCCGCGCGGCCAAGCGAATCTTCAAGGATACGCTGGCCCGGAACCCGACGGCGGTCTTTTCGGGGGAGGTTCTCGACAAAATCCGCGAAGCCGGGCTGGAGCCCAGCGAGAAGACGATGATGGAACTGGCGGCAGAATCGACCCTGTTGCAGTGGATTCTGGGCGACCCCAGAGCGGGCAAATTGATGATGGAGCTGGCCGACAGCGACGGAGCCGCCGAACAGCGCAAAATCAACCGCGAACGCCTCAAGATCGAGCGCGAGCGGCTGGAGCTGGAGCGGCAGCGCGTCGAGCTGGAGCGGGAGAAGCTGGCTATACAGCGCAACGACCCGAATCCCGAAGACGTTAACGCACAAATCATTGCCCTCGCCGACCTGCTGAACAATGCCGCTGCTGACATCAACATCGAGGATATCGACGTCAGTCCTAACGAAGAAGAAGGGAGCCTCCCTGAACCATGATCCAATACGCGCCCTTTTGCGAACGCCAGCGAGATTACATCCGGCAGAGTCAACAGGCGTGGTTGAATGTCGCTGAGGGAGGCAAGCGCGCCGGGAAGAATATCACCAATCTGGTCGCCTGGTCAATGTGCCTCGAAAAGCATCCCGACCGCCTGCATCTCGCGGCGGGCGTGTCGCAGTCGGCCGCGCTGATGAACATCATAGACTCGGACGGATTCGGCCTTGAATGGATCTTCAGAGGCCGCTGTAAACGCGGGCAATACATGGGGCGCAACGCTCTGATTGTACAGACACAATCAGGGGAGAAGGTTGTGATTATCGCGGGCGGCAGCGACAGTCGAAGCGCAAGCCTAATTAAGGGTCATTCATACGGAACGGCGTATATCACCGAGGTAAACGAGTGCCATCGCACATTTTTTCAGGAGGTCATTGACCGCACACTGGCGAGTAAAAAGCGCCAGCTTTTTTTTGACCTGAACCCCAAACCGCCGTCTCACTGGTTCTATTCTGAGTTTCTGGATTACCAAGACGAGCTGAAGCGCCAGGGACGCAATCCCAAGTACAACTACGGTCACTTTACCATTGTGGACAATCGCTCACTTTCACTGGAAACTCTTCGCGAGAATCTGGCAAAGTATGACCGGTCTTCGATCTGGTATCAGCGAGACATTTTGGGAAAGCGAACCAGTGCCAGTGGGCGCATTTACACCTCTTATCGATATGATGATGTTGCGATCGATCCGGTTGAAATCCGGAAGCTGAACTTTAGCGAACTGGCTGTCGGAATCGACGTCGGCGGCACGGACGCGACCGCCGCGACCCTCACCGGTGTTACCCGCGACTTTCAGCAAATCGTCCACATCGATGGTCTCTATCACAGGCAGGGGATTGACAACCGCATGGACGAGACCGCCTATGTGCGCATGATCGTGGAATGGCTGATTCCGTGGGTCGCCATCTATCCCAGGATAGGCACAATCTACGTCGATAGCGCAAACAAACTGTTCCGGCAGGCGCTGTGTAACGAGTTGCTCCGCCGGGGGCTTTCGCGCTTTGCCGTGCGCGGTTTTGACAAGTCAGATGGAATACTTTCGCGCATCGAGTTCACGGCGATGTTGCTCGCCGCAGGCAAATATAAAATCAGCAAAAACATGCAGAAGTGGCACGAAGCAATGCAGATGGCCGTATGGTCCGACAAAGAATATGAAAAGGGCGAATGGGTGCGCGTTGATGACGGCAGCTATCCCGTTGACTGTTTGGACAGTGCAGAGTACAGTTGTTACAACTTCAGGCGTCATTTTATTCGCTAAACGGAAGGAGAGATCAGGAGCCCATGCAGGAGATTCTAGACATGTGCACACCAAGCGAAGCGTGGGATGTGCTCAGACACCGAAAAACCAAATACTATGACATCTACAGCGCTGCATGGTCGGGAAACATTCCCGATCTAATCCGGACGTCCGAGCCAGGCACGTTCTGGAGCCGTCCCGGCAAAGCGCGCGTACACGTGCCCCTCGCAGCGGATATCGTGACGACTTCTTCCAATCTCCTGTTTGGCGAGGAGCCCCGGTTCGATCTCAAGTGCGACAAAGTCCAAGACGACATCCAAAAAACACGCCAGAACCGTCTTGACGAGATTATTCGCGAGACGAACTTTTGTTCGCGTCTGGCCGAAGCCGCCGAAAGTGCTGCTGCACTCGGTGACGTCTACCTCAAGATCAACTGGGACAAGGAGGGATTCGACGTCCCGCTGGTCATGGTGGTTCAGGGAGACTCCGCTCTTCCGGAATATCGGGGCGGCCGTCTTCTTTGCATACATTTTTTTACGGTTCTGAAAATGGACGAGCGCACGGGAAAGACATGGCGACTCTATGAGCGCTATGAAAAGGGTCGCATTACTTCTGAGATCTACAGTGGCTCCGAAGGGGATCTGGGCACGCCGCAGAGCTCAGCGGCCCTCAAAGAACTCAACATTACCCCAGAAGTCAAATGCCCCATTGACGAACTCCTCGCGGTGCACATCGCCAACACCCGACCGAACCGCATGTGCCGCGACAGTCCGCGAGGCCGCAGCGATCTGGAAGGCCTGCGGGGAATGCTGGATGCACTCGACGAAACCTATTCAAGCTGGATACGCGACATACGCCTGAGCAAGTCGCGGCTGATTGTACCTGTAGACTATCTCAGGCGCAAGCCTGCCGAAATGCTGGAGGGCAATGCGTGCAAATATGAATTCGACGAGGATGTAGAGACGCTGGTTGCGCTGGACATCGATACCGACAAGACGGGTGGCATTACGTCATCGCAGTTCGCGATTCGCGCGCAAGAACATCGTGAAACGGTCGTGGATCTCGTTCGCAATATCGTATCCATGGCGGGTTATTCGCCCCAGACGTTCGGACTGGATGTAGACGGCAACGCACAGAGCGGCACGGCGCTTCGAATCCGTGAGAAAAAATCCTTTGCAACCAAGGACAAGAAGGAAAAGTACTGGAAGTCTGTTCTGGAAAGATTTCTGACGGCCATCGTGCATTTGGACGCTCAAATCTACCCTGAAAAGGGATTGGATGGCTGCGATTGCGTCAGCGTCACATTTGCCGATGGCACCGGGAATGATCTGGCTGTCATCGCAGAGGCGCTTGAAAAGTTGCGCCGTGCACAGGCGATTTCCATTGAGACCGCCGTGAAAATGCTGCACCCAGACTGGACGGATCAGCAGGCGATCGAAGAAACTGAGTGGATCAAGCGTGAAAACGGATTGATCGCAGATTCTCCAGATTTTGTGTTCGGAGATTTTGCGCCAGTTGCGCCGCTGGGAGCCCAGCTACCTGCCGAACCGGAGGAAATTTTTTCCGGAGGTGATTGACAGTGGCAATCACCATCGGGAATCGTCTCGAAGTCGCGCAGCAACTCTTTGAAATCTACCAAAGGGCTGAAGTGCGGATGCTTGGGATCATAAAATCTCGACTGGCAAAGGGCATGGCTGTTTCGGGGTGGGCAAATGCCAAGTACGCTGAAGTCTGGCAGGTGCGAGAATCGCTTCAAAATGCTCTGACAGCGCTTCAGGAGGCGCGCGAACCCTTTATCGCGGATTCCATTGCGCAGGCTTATACGGAGGCGTCAGAGCAGGGGATGACGGATGCTCGAAAGCTGCTGGGCACACTGAACGCCGATCACATCGCAGGTAACGCCGAGAAAGTCATCAACATACTCAGCGACCTGACGAACACACTGCGCGCGGAAGACAGGCAAATCCTGCGGCAGGCGAATGACAAATATGCGGATATCATCGGGCGCGTCAGCGCCTCCGTTGCAACGGGAACGATCACCGTTAAACAGGCGCTGCAGGACGCGTTGGACGACTTCGCAGACGAAGGTATTCGCGGCTTTGAGGATCGCGCAGGGCGGCACTGGGAGATGACCACCTATGCGGAGATGGCCATATTGACGGCCATCGAGCGGGCTACGAGGGAAGGCTATGTGGATACGATGCAGAGTTACGGCTTTGATCTGGCCATCATTTCGTCTCACTCCGGTGCGTGTCCGCTCTGCGAGGCGTGGCAGGGCGTAATTGTGAGCGTCAGCGGCTCTACTCGCGGCTATCCCTCTCTCGCAGACGCAGAAAGTTCGGGGCTATTTCATCCGCGCTGCCTGCATACGCTTGACACCTACTTTGCAGGCGTTACCCCAGGGGGCCGGAACGCACCGCGAGCTGTACAGGCTCCGAATGCAGAATATACGTTGCGCCAGCAGCAACGCGCAGCAGAGCGCCAGACCCGGCGATGGAAGCGCCGCATGGCGACAGCCATCGATCCCCAGGCGGAACGCTATGCCTACGCCAAGGTTCGCGAGTGGCAACAGCGCATTCGCAGCATCATCCAGCAGGCCGACAAGGATCTCAACACATGGTTGCCCCGCAAGTACGATCGCGAGGGCGGGCGCGTCACGCTGTCGGAGGCAGCGCGCAAACTCCCGCCTGTGAAGTTAGGAGGTCGAAGCGTTGGAAGTTGACAGAGAAACGATCGCCGCAACTTATCAACTCATAGACAGCATTTGCAGCGCGGATGCAATCTTTCACTCATGTCAGTCTCAGTCTTTTCGAGCCTTCGTCCGCAGGACGCTCGAAGCCCCAGACACCGTCGCACTGCGCGAGAAATTGAAGCGCGCGATGCTCCCAACCAACGACGAGAACGCCGTGCCATAGGCTACGGTGTTTTTTTACGCCATCGCACGCGGCAAGCGTGCGACTGTACAGGCCGGAGGTGGACCGGCGCACCAAACACGTACAGGAGGAAGAGAATGAATATTGAAGCACTTAGACCCCATCTGAACGACGAACTGTATCAGCGCATTTCTGAGTCACTCGGCTCTATAGAAGGCCTGAACATCATCAACACCAACGACGGCAGCTGGATTCCCAAGGCCAGATTTGACGAGGTTCGCAGCGAGACCAAAAATTTGAAATCGCAAATCGCTACCCTGTCAAAGGATCTGAACGACGCTCAAACGACCGGAACGGACAATACGACGACTATCAATGCGCTGAATGACCGCATTGCAGAGTTGCAAAGGGACGTTGAGATGCGCGATGGCCAGATATCCGGGCTCAAGCGCGCATCCAGAGTCTCCGATACCGTTCGCAAGGCCAATGCACGGGACGTCGATCTCGTGCTTCGCCTGCTGGACATGGACAAAATTACAGAAGACGAGCACGGCAATCTTACGGGGCTTTCGGAGCAGATCGACGCGCTCAAACAGTCATCGGATTATCTTTTTCTGGACACAGGCAACAGGGGCGGCTTTAGCGGCGGCAGAGAACCCGCCATGCCCGCTGTGAACAACAACACTGCAATGAATGACGCCATCCGCATGGCGGCAGGCGTGAAGTAAAAGGAGGAACCCCATGCCTTACAACAGCATCATCAACCGCACCGGCGCAGCTGCGCTGATTCCGGAGCAGATCTCCCAGCAGATCATTCAGGAGCTTCCCGCGCAGTCCGTGTTTATGCGCCTGGCAAATCGAATGCCCAACATGACGGCCAAGCAGCTCAAGATTCCGGTAATGACCGGCAACGTCACTGCGTCCTTTGTCGCAGGCGATACGGGTCTCAAGGAGACGTCCAACATGACCTGGGACAGCGTATACATCACCGCTGAAGAACTGGCCGTCATCGTGCCCATTCCTGAGGCGGTTCTGGCGGACGCGTCCTATGATATTTGGGGCGAAGTACGCCCGCGCATCGTCGAGGCGTTTGGCCGGAAAATCGACGAAGCCGTCTTCCATGGCAAGAACAAGCCTGATTCGTGGCCGGAGGGCATTGTGCCCGCAGCCATCGCCGCAGGAAACTCCGTTGTTCGCGGATCGGGCAATGACCTGTATGAAGAGATCAACGGTGTGGACGGCGTAGTTGCGCAGGTCGAGGAGCAGAACATTCCCGTCACGGGCTATGTCGGTGCACTCCCCCTTCGCGCTCAACTGCGCGGAGCCGTCGATCAGAACGGCCAGCCCATCTTCCGCACTGCCTATTCCAACGGGGCCGCAGGCAACATGGTATACGAACTCAACGGCACGGGCGTTGACTTCCCGACCAATGGCGCACTTGACGCCACGGAGGCGCTGCTGATCGCGGGCAACTGGCAGTATGCGCGCTATGCCATCCGCCAGGACGTGACGTACAAGATCTTCGATCAGGGCGTTGTACAGGACGCCAGCGGCAACATCATCCACAATCTCATGCAAAACGACTGCGTTGCGCTGCGCGCCGTCATTCGGCTGGGCTGGGCGCTGCCCAAGCCCGTCAATCCGGTCAGCGGAGTATCTTACTATCCCTTCTCCGTGCTCACGCCCAGCGACGCAGGCGCCGACGCAGGCGCCGACGCAGGCGCCGACGCAGGCGCCGACGCAGGCGAATAACAACTTTCTGATGCCATGAGGCGACCGTTCTTCGTGTCGCCTCATGGCGTTACTCTGAAGGAGGCGTTATCATGGCGGACATCCATGCAGACTACAGCCCAACCGCACAGGAAATCGAGGCGATGGAACCGCGCATTCTCGCTTTTATCATGCCGAACGAGCCGCGTTCCAATCGGGAAAGAGAGGCGTTCGACAGGGCTGTGGTCGCACAGTGCGTACACGAATACACACACGGGGGCGAGTTTGGCGCGATCCCAGACGGCGTACAGAGCTACACTGTCGGCAATTTCTCCATGGAGTTTGGGCAGGGACAATCTCTGCAATTGTCGCGCCATACCCTTTGCCCGACAGCATATGGACTTCTCCTCACAGCGGGATTGCTGTATCGAGGGCTCGAAAGGAGGGGTTAGCGTGTCGTTCATCGAGTTGAGTTTCCGACAGACCGCGACCATTCGACCGTTTATCCGTCACGGCAACGGCGGAGCGGTATATGGTCCAAACGAAGAGCGAAGATGCCGCCTGCAGCGCGGGAATCATCTACAGGATTTGAGGTCCCTGAAGGATACGAACTATGGTTCCGGCGACGTAAGCGGCGCAAACGCGCTGATGTTCACAACGGGGGATGCCATTCCGGAAAAGAGCGTCGTCACCGTAAACGGAGAGGAGTATATCGTTCTGGGATGTACGGTCATGACAGCAATGCGCGACCATCATCTGGAGGTGATTCTCCAATAGCGAAAGTCTGCGAGATTCGGTCGAGAATTGATCGCTCCAAGGTCGAAAGAGCGCTCAGAAGCTCCTGTAAAAAGGGAACCTATGCAGCGCTTTCACATTTGGCCAAGATCAGCAAGGATCAGGTTCCCCTGGACAAGGGCCCTTTGATGAATTCATGTTACGTAGACGTGTCTTACGACGGAAAGAGCGGTACCGTGTCTTATGACACGCCTTACGCCGTAAGACAGCATGAGGTCATGTGGTATCGCCATCGACCGGGAAGGAAGGCCAAATATCTGGAAGACCCTCTCAACGATCCAGCAGTGCACGATGGCATGGTGAAACTCATCCAACAAAATTCCAAAAAATATTTTTAGGAGGTATCTGTGGGTGAACCTTCTTGAGGACATCGCACGCCACCTTGAATTTCTAAACGTTGGCATACTGCCAACAGAAGACAGAGAGGGAACGATTTACTGGGGGCTTTTGCCAGATCAACCGGATGCGGCAATCTGCGTGTATTCGACCGATTCGGGCCTGTGCGGTTCCCAGAGGCACCCGGCGCGCATTCAGGTATTGGTGCGCGCCACGACCACCCGCGAGGCATATGAAGCGTCTCAGAATATCGCCGAAGCACTGGACGGATTCGCAGGGTATCTCCACGGCGACGGCGCATGGGCCGTGATTGACGCGATCGACACATCTCAAGGCATTGGCACGGATTTGTTGAGACGCGAGATGTATTGCAGCAATTTTTATGTCCGCTATTGCGGAGGATAGGGAGGAACAAATGGCAAGAGGAAGAAAAAACGGCTGTCCCGTAAATGTGCGCAACTGGCAGATTTCCATTTTGGATGTATCGACGAATGAATACGTCCGAATTCATGGTCTAACCAGCGTGACGCGCAGCATGGACAGCTCCACTGAGGATGGCAGCAATGAGACAGACACCTGGGAAGAGCCCTTTGTGTCCAAGCGCTCCGGCTCGCTCTCTCTGGAGGGAGACCCGGTCGTAAACGACTCTACGGGCGCAAACGATCCGGGACAGGAGTTGTTGAATTACTACGCAGATCAGGCGGGTTGCGATGCCGACTGCACGATCAAACTCGTAGACCCCTACGGCCATGCATCTCTGATTGACTGCATTGTCACCGGCCGCGAGGAGTCCGCCGACACCGACGGCACCGAACTGAGCTGGGATCTTGAGCAGGTCGGCGAAGCTGAGGCCCTGCCCTACATCGCCTGCACAGGGATTGGCTTTGCGGGCACGGGGATTACGGGCAGCGCGCCCACCCAGACGCTGGAAGCCAGCGTGGGCAGCGCGCCGGTACTCGTCACCGTCGCCTTCACGCCTGAAGACGCCTCCTGTACGCGCTACAAGGTGGCTACGTCCAACCGCAACGTCGTTGCAATTTCCGATGTGACGGATGATGGCTTTACGCTCAATCCGATCTCTGCAGGCAGCGCCACAGTCACCATTACGAGCATCAGCGGAGGCAACACTGCACGCCTGACCGTAACGGTTAGCGCATGACATTCGTGGAGCAGTTCTCATAGGGCTGCTCCATTTTCTTTGAAAGGAATGCAATATGAGCAAGAAAATATTGAATTTTGACCGCTATCTGAGCGAATCCAGGCGAGATACCATCGCCGTTACCGTGCTCGACAGGGAATACGTGATTCCGTGCGCCATTCCGGCCATCGTGCCGGTCATGATGGCACGAAGCGAAGCGACGTCCGACGCCGTGATGAAGACGAACATGATTTTCAAGGCAGGCGACGCCCTTTTCGGCGAATCGAACATCAACCAGATGTGCAAGGACGGAATTTCGGCAGACGACCTCGCGCACCTAGTCAACATGATCTTCAAGACGATTCAAGGCGAAGATCCGGAAGAGGATCTGTCGCAGGAATTGGACGATGAATCCGGCTATCGCAGGGTGAAACAGGAAAAAAAATAAACATTCTCCACATTTGGGACGCCATTGAAGCGGATTTCATCCGCGATTATGGCATCGATCTTGTGGAGCAACTCGAACAGATGACATGGCGGCGCTTCCTCGTACTCCTCAACAATCTGAGCCCTTACGGTGCGGTCGCAACGCAGATCAGGGCGCTGAAGGAGAAGCATGAATCGACGCCGGAAGCGGATGAAACGGCGGCGAACGCCTTCTTTTCGTCGATTGTTTCCCGATAAGGAGGAATTATGGCACTTAAAGTCGGCGAACTCTACGCCTCTTTCAACGTCGATACGTCGGGCTTTCAAAGCGCGCTCTCTTCGATCGAGAGCACCTTTACAAGCATAGGCACAAAATTGACCGAAATCGGCGAATCTCTAACCGAGAATATCACAAAGCCTCTTCTGGAACTGGCCGAGTCCACGTGGACGGCGGGCAGTTCTTTTTCGCAGCAGATGGCGGATGTAAGGGCTATCGCCGAATTGACCGAAGAAGAATACCAGATGCTGAAGGAACTGGCCATCGAGATGGGCAGTACGACGGTCTTTACTGCGACACAGGCAGGAGAAGCTCTGGAGTATATGGCCACGGCTGGCTGGAACGCCGAAGAAATGTATGCAGGTCTTCCGGGCATATTGAGCCTTGCAGCAGCTTCCGGCGAGGATCTGGGCAGAGTCTCGGATATTGTCACTGATGCAATGACAGGCTTTGACATGGCGGCAGACGAGGTACAACACTTTTCGGATGTATTGGCCGTCGCCGCAGCAGTGACCAACACAGATGTTGGCAAGATGGGTTACACCTTCCAGTATGTTGCTCCTATTGCGGGTGCGCTTGGGTATACCATCGAGGATGTCGCCGCCATGATTGGTCTGATGGCAAACAGAGGCATTAAGGGCTCTCAGGCGGGCGTGGCATTGCGTCGGTTGTTGATTAACATGGTAAATCCGGGCGACGCCGCATTCGCGGCGATGAATGCCCTCGACCTGTATCTGGCAGATGGAGAAAGACGCCTCTATTCAGCTCAGGAGTTGTTTGAGAAGATGCGTTCTGCTTTTGCCGTGGAAGACGACGCGTCTTTCAATATATTTCTTCCGTATGACATTGAGGATCTCAACCCAGATGAAAACAGGGCTGAACTCGACGCCTATAGTGTTTACTTAAAGGAAACCGGCGAGTATTTCGATCAAATGCTGGATGTTCCTGAAGAACTTGCCAACTACTTAACTTATTCCACGATAGACGAGTATGAAAGAGCCTGTAAAGAACATCTGAAAGAACTAGAAAGATCTGGTCAAATAACTGATGAAGTTGCCCGAGCTTATGAGGATTATATTGCTGCCGTTGGGCTTCGATACAAGCAACAGGGCGCTCTTGCTGGAGAGTTGGATGAGTACGGACGCCTTCAGTATGCAGCTTTGCTCGCCGGTACTTACGCATTGCCGGGTACGATGGCGATGATTACCGCTCCGGAAGAAGAGGTTGACGAGCTTTTTGACGCTCTCTACAATGCCGAAGGCGCTGCGGAAAGGATGGCCGAAACGCGACTTGACAGCGCCGCCGGTGACGTCACGCTCCTGCAATCCGCCGTCGAAGGTCTGCAAATCACACTCTTTGACCTCGTCGAAGAGGATATCCGCAGCGTGATACAGGCAGTCACGGAGCTGGTTCAGGGCTTCCAGTCGCTGGACAGCGAAACGCAGACAACTATCCTTCAGGCGGCTGCCGTCGCCGCTGCGATTGGCCCGGTTACGACTGCCGTTGGCGGGCTTACAACAGGTATCACCAAACTGGTCCCGGCACTCGGTACGATGGCAGGTCCCGTCGGCCTCATACTAACGACGCTTGCGCTATTGAGTACAGCCGCAGTGGACGCCGACAACGACATTGGCGAGGGATTTGAGAGCATCGCAACGACGGTGGCCGATTCTCTCAGCACCGTTGACATCGAATCCGCATTTCAGGCGATTTCCGAGCGATTGCCTGCCCTCTCTGCCTCCATCAGCAGCGGCATCGAGACGCTGTTCCCCGCGCTGGCGACATTCGTGCCGGACGCCGTCTCGGCGATTTCCGGCGGCATTGTGGACAATGCAGAGGCCATATACGGTCTGGGCCTGGACATCCTGGAAGGCGTTGTGGGGGGCATCGCGAATGCGCTTCCTCAGCTCGCAGACTCCGCCGGAGACATCATCTCTTCGCTCATCCAGTACGTTTTAACCCCTGAAAACTGGGCGCGCATTATGGATCTCGGCTGGGCAATCGTCAAGGGCGTCGCTCAGGGCATTTACTATCTGGGTGAAGCCGTGCTCGTCGATGCGTGGAAAATTTTCGACCAAACTGCGGAAGTGGCTGCGGAAGAAGCGGAAATCAATCTCGGCGAGGAACTCTTCACCGCCGATGCAAATTCAGTTTTGCGCAACGGAATTCAGACAGTAGAAGACTTTTACACCATCGTAGACGCCTGGGAAAACGCCTCCAGCCAGATCGACAAGGCGAGCTATCCGGAGTTCGCAGCGTTTGACAACCTCGACGCGCTCAGATTGCTCAAAAACATATTTGATCCCGATGCAAGTGTTTTAGAACGACATCAGGCCTGGACGGGTTTGCAGCTGGATGAGGATTTGCTTGAAGTGATTCGACCAGCGTTTGGCAATCTTGAGGCACTTGCCGAAGAGGCTGTCACCACAGCACACATTCTCGCGGAAAGCGAGGAAGTTATAAACGAAGTCTCAATTGCGGAGGGAATTGCAGATACCGCCGAAGAAGTCAGTGAGGCCATGACGGAAATGACGGAAACGGAAAGGGCCGTAGCCCAGACGCTGCCTGAAATTACGGCGCGATTGGGAATCGACGCAATGGAGGGCACCGCATCCGGCATTGAAAACAGCGCGCCGGTCGTCCAGACCGCCATGGACACGCTGTCGGAAGAGGTCGTCGCGACGGCGATGGCCAACATGTCCTATGAATCCGGCTATTCCATCGGCTGGGAGTATACGCGCGGCATCAGTGAGAGCATCGCCAGCGGCGCGGTATCCGTGCTGCACTCGGCCGAAAGCATACTCAATTATCACGTCGGTCGCAATATCGGCGTGCTCTTCGCAGAAGGAATTGCGCGCGGCATTCGTTCAGGCGTTGCCTCGATCACTTCTGCGGCAGGATATGTCGCTCAACAGGCGGTCGATGCCTCTAAGGGCGAGCTCGATATTCACAGCCCGTCCCGGGTAGCCGAAAAGCAAATCGGCTGGATGTACGACGAAGGTCTGGCAATGGGCCTAATCAGCCACATTGGCACAGTTACAGAGGCCGCAAGGCAGGTGTCCAACTCTCTGAACGACTCCTTTTACGTTTCCGATCCGGGCAGAGGCACCATCGGAACGACGCGCAGCACTGTACGTGACGTTGTCCGTGAGACGAATGCGCAGGGCATAAACGGCAGAGTTGATGCCAACAGCGGCGCAATCGATTATGACAGGCTGGCAAATTCGCTGAGAAATCATCCTACCGTAATGGAGATGGATGGGCGCGTTGTGGCCCGCTTGCAAACGAAGGAGACCGCAATGGCTGCAAATGCCCGCACGAAGGCAATCGACCTGGGATACGGAAGGCGGTGATGGCATGGCGCGAGCATGGAATCGATGGTTTTCGTTTTGCGAGAGGAGTTCAGACGAATTCGGCATCAAACTTTTGAGTGCAATTGAATACGCCGGGGCCTCTTCACGAGGTCAGGCGTTCACTGCTTCCGGACGTTCAGGAACCGTGTGGGTGGAGGACGGTTCGAGAGAAAGTGTCACTTTTAAGCTGCGCTTTCGCGTTCCGCAAGTTCATATCGTCGAGGTCAAACAGTGGCTTTCCGGGAACGGATGGCTCGCGTTCAGTGAGGTTCCGGGCTTCGCCTATCGTGCCCGTAGAACCGGAGAGATTCGCTTTTCACGTGTTCTATGCGGCAATGCGCCACTGTATACCGGGGAAGTTGAATTTGAATGCGATCCATGGCAGTACTTTTATCCGCAAATTTCAGAGACTTCACTATCTCTCAACAAATCAAATATTTTCAATCCCGGCACGGCAGCTTCGCAACCGGTGATCACAATTGTCGGAAGCGGCAACTTTTCTCTTACAATCGGACTTCAGACTATGTGGTTCACGGGTATAGATGGCGGAATCGTTATAGATTCTGAATTGATGGATGCTTTGAGTCTGGACGGTGCAGAGCTTCTCAACACAAAGATTTCCGGTTCCCTGTTCGAAATCCAACCAGGCGACAATGTCGTGGAGTGGAATCTCGAAGACGGTGCCAGCGTCACGAGTGCAGCAATCCTGCCTCGATGGAGGTGTTGGTAATGGTTCCAATTTCAATCCATGATTCTCATGAAACGGACTTTTCCAACAACGGCCTGGGCTTTCTGCTGCCCACGGAATGTACCGTGGAAGAAATCGCAGGCGGAATGTATCGCCTGACGCTGGAGCACCCGATATCGGCAGATGGTCGCTGGGCACGCCTGTTGCCGGGGTGTATCATCAAGGCCCCCGTGCCCGTGCGCGAGTCGCCGCTGTACGAATACGACGCGGACGATTCCGGCACGACCGCCGTAACCCGCGAAATCTACCGCGTGGACACGCCCAGCGGCCAGCGACTGCACCTTCGCCAGGGTCCCAGCACGTCTTCGGCGGTGCTGGGGCGCTACAAGATCGGCACGGAGGTCGTGCGACTGAGTGTGTCCGGCGACTGGGCGCGCGTCACGGTGCGCGACGGCGGCGCAACGGGCTACATGTGGGCGGACTACCTGACCTATGTGCGCACGGAGACCGACGCGGTCACGCCCACGGCACCTGCTGGAGACCGCGTCATTTCCGTTCTGCCCGCGCGCGACCAGCTCTTTCGCATTTCCTCCGTCGAGATCGACAGCGAGAGCAATCTTGTCACCGTCGCGGCGGAGCACATCTTCTATGACCTGCTGGGCAATCTCATCAACGGAGATTATGCGCCAACCAGCGAGGACGGCGAACAGGCCAGCTTTGCAACTTCGCTGGTGTTCACACATTTACTCAATGCACACGCATTTACGCTGTATTCAAGCAAGATCACCGGCACGATCGTGGGCGACTATTCGTATCGCGACATCGTCAACGCGCTGCTGGATCCCGACGACGGCATGGCCGTACAGGCGCGCGCACTGGTTGTGCGCGACAACTACGACGTCTTTCTGCTGCCGGATGAGGTGCGAGACCGCGGCGTCACAGTTCGCCGCGGCAAGAATCTGATTGGCGTGACGGTGACAACGGACACCTCCAACGTCGTGACCCGCATCATCCCCGTGGGCCGGAATAAGGACGGGGATCCGCTCTATCTGGCCGATACAAAGTACGTGGACAGCGACCGCATTGCAGATTATCCCACCATTCGGGCCCAGCGCATCGAGTACAGCGTCACGAGCGGCAGCGACGAGTTCCCCGACGACGCGGCAGCGCGGGCGGAGCTGGAGCGGCTGGCCCGGCTGGAGTACGAGGAAAACAGGGTCGATTTGCCGTCCTACAGCATGGAGGTGGATTTTGTGATGCTCTCTGGCGACGGTTCCGACCGCTACGCCCGGCTGCAGGCCATCCACCTCTACGACACCGTCACCGTCATCGACGAGGTGATTGGCGTCACCGCAAAGCTGCGCAGCGTCTCCTACGAGTGGGACGTGTGCGCACAGCAGTACAAGAGCATGACGCTGGGCGATTTGCTGGACGTCGGCAAGCTGGCCGTTTAACCAGACGGCAGAAAGGAGTCCCCCTTTGAACAACTGGAAACTGAATTATGCGATAGACCTGAACAGGACGGGCAGGGTCGTGCCCGTATTGATCCCCGGTACGTTTGTCGTGGGCGACGACTGCGCCCACGAATGGAACGTGGCCGTCTACGACGACGGTGAACCCGCGAACCTGTCGGGCTATTCGGTCGTCGCATACATCAACCGATTCGACGGACGCTCGGTGGTCGTCACCGGAAGCGTGCAGGGCAACGTTGCCACCGTCACGCTGTCGGAGGAGTGCTATGCCGTCAGTGGCCTGTGCACCGGCATTCTGCGCATTGCGAAGGCCGGAGGCGAGAAGGTGACGATATCCGTCATCCGCTTTGCAGTGGGCATTCCCATCTCCAACGAAGTCGTCTCGCCAGGCGACCTGCTGCCGTCGCTGGACGAACTGCTGGCGCAGATTGAGGCCATGGAGGCAGCCACGGCGGCAGCCAGCGAGCTCGCACAGCGCATTTACAGTACGGCGGACAACGGCGTGCGCATGGACGTGTCGTGGGCGCTGGGCACGGTGCTCTCCGCCACGGGCGCGGAGTCGTCCTCCATTACGACACGCATTCGTACGCCCATGCTGGAGGCGGGAGACATCGTGCTGCTGCCTGACACGGGCATAAAGCTCGCGCTGTACTGTTACGATGCAAACAGGGCCTACATCGCCGATGCAACCGTTAAGCTGGCCGAACAGATGCTGGACGTGCGCGCACTGGCTCCGGGCAGCGCGGCGTACTTCCGGGTGGTGGCCGCGACGACAGACGATCAGGATCTGACCGACCGGGTGGATGAGATCGCCGAACACGTCAAGGTCCTGCGGTCGAATGTAAGCTACGTCGATACGCTGATTTATCAGGGCCGAAACAGCACTGTGTCTTTGCCCTGCGTGCCGTGTAAGTACACGGGCAACGTGGGCAATCTCACCGAGTTGACGTCGCTGCCCAACGAAATGTGGGTCGTCCTCGACGGCAGCACGCTTCAGGGGCTGCTGGGCGACGCATTCGGTTGGGCGCTGTCGGGGGGCTCGACCTATACCCTCTCCCGACGCGACCTGTTTTCTTCGGTCACGACCTTCGATATTCGGCGCATCAACGGCGTGGATGCCTATTACGGCTACAACACAGCCGCCGACCCGACGTTCAAATGGGTGAATTTGACGCTCAGCGCCATTGTGAGCGACGCAACCGACGAGGTGGATAAAACTCTAAGTGCAAAAATCAGCGCTCTGGAATCGTCTCTGAGCGCTTCTGTGAACAATCTGTATGCGCAAGACCTCGCGTTGCAGAACGAGACAAACCGCCGAATCTACAGTTTGTCGGACAGGAGTGTGCGTATGGACGCCCCGTGGGCGCTGGGCACGGTGCTCTCTGCCACGGGCGCGGAGTCACCCTCCAACACGACGCGCATTCACACGTCCATGCTGGAGGCGGAAGACATTGTGCTGCTGCCCGATGAAGGAATCAAAATTGCGCTGTACTACTACGACAGCGCCGGCGCCTACCTCGCCAACGCGACCGTCGGGTTGGGCGAACGCATGCTGGACGTGCACGCGCTGGCCCCGGACGGCGCGGCGTACTTCCGGGTGGTAGCCGCGACGACGGACAATCAGGAGCTGACTGACCGGGTAGACGAAATCGCCGGGCGGGTCAAGGTGCTGCTCTCCAGCCGGGTGGCCATGGACGCACTGGAGGGCGACCTGGACGCGCTCGCCGCCGACGTGGAGGCACAGCGCGCGGATTTGAAGAATCTGGCAACTACAGCAGCGCGCCATTCAGAGATGGAACACAGTGCGCTGTTCGGCGGCGAACCGGCGACGATTCGCTGGGAGCGGGGCGGCATTCTGGCCCTTGCGGGAGGGACGAACAGCGCGGCGAACCGCATTCGAAGCGCCGAATACCTGCCCGTGGGAGATGTGGCGTTCTTTGCGGACGAGGGCGTCAAGATCGCGTTCTTCTACTACGACGCCGACAAAGTCTATCTCACCGACACGGCGGTGAAGTTCGGTGAGGTGAGCTGGCTGGCCGTGGGCGACAGCGCTCCGGACGGCGCGGCGTACTTCCGCGTCGTGATCGCCGCGAGCGACGACGCCGATCTGAGCGGCCTGCTGGGCACGTTCCCCGGCGGGGTTCGAATCTTTGTCTCCGGCGACGTCGGCGAAGCATTCACGCGCACGCGCGCGCTGGCGGCGCAGAAGACCCACCTGCTGTACACCGAATTCGAGTGGATTCCGGGGTGGTGGAACCCCACGGGCGGCTACTACGACATGGAGCACATGCACTCCCAGAGGATCCCGGTGGAGGCGGGCAGGGCGTACTATCTGGGCTATAAGATCGCCGACCAGGGCTGCACGGGCGCATTCTTTGACAACATGGGCAACTGGCTCGCGCCGCTGCTGCCGGACGATATTTCGGCGTACGCGTACAAATGCCCGGACGGAACCGGCATTCACACGAACTACGCCGACCTCTACACGTTCACCGCGCCACAGGGGGCGTGCTTCTTCTCCTGCAACCTCTCCAGCGGCGCGGCCCGGCGGTATCGACAGTTCGTGGCCACCATGCCCGTGCTGGCGCTGGAGAACACCGGCAACTACCGGTTCGACGACGACTGGCCGGGCTATCAGGCGCACAAAGACAGGCGCTTGTGCGTGATCGGCGCGTCGGGCGTAATGATCGACCGGCTCTACCGCGAAGTCCCGCTGGGTTCCGGCACGTGGCAGTACATCGTGGGCTTTCAGGAGTACCTCGTTCCGTGGTACGCGTCTGTGGAGAGCTACGGATTCTCCAGCGGGAGCTGGGCGCGAAACGACGCATCGGAGAACCTGTCGATCTACAACGGCATCGTCACGAACGGCGTAGACCTGAGCGGCTACGACGAGTTCCTGCTGATTCCGTCCACGTCGGGCGTGACGGCGGACACGATCGGGGAGATCGACAGCGCGGACGTGGACACCTACATGGGCGGATTGAACGCCGTGCTGGACAAGATCCACGCCGAATCGCCGTACGCAAAGGTGTATCTGGCCAACGCGCTGCGCAAGGGCTCGTACTACACATCGGAGACACAGCGGGCGAAGATCGACAAGATCAACGAACAGCTCGCGGCCATCGCGGCGGCGAAGTCGCTGCAGTTGATTGACCTTGCAGGTGGCTGTGGCATCAACGCGTACAATCAGGATTTGATGACCTACGATGGCACCCACCTGAATCAGGAAGGCGGTATGCGGCAGGGATTGTTCCTGCGCAGGGAGATGATTGGATTTTGAGCCTGAAGGGACGTGAGAAGCGATGCGGTACAGTGTGGACAACCTGACGACAATCGATTTGGGGCGACAGGGCGAGAACCTTGCGCGAACGGTGGAAATTGATGTCAGTTCAATGCTGGAACAGTGGCCAGAGGCAGAAATTGTCGTGTTGGTGCGGCGCAGATATGACACTGCCCCCTACATTGCGACGACAGAAGTTCGGGAGAGCGTGTTGTATTGGCCGGTGACAGCGGCAGATACAGCGCATGCCGGAATTGGCAAGGTGGAAATCCGTGCGATGTGCGGGGAGGTGCTGGCGAAGTCCATGATGGGCAGCGTCAGCGTAGCTGCCAGTCTGACGGGCGACGAGCGCGAGCCTCCGGACGCCGCGCAGGGGTGGGTGGCGGAGGTGCTCGAAGCAGGGCGCATGGCGGCAGAGGGCGCAGCGACGGTGCAGGAAGCGGCAAACGCACTGTCCGGGCTGAGCGCAAGGGCGGTGACACTGGACCCGGGCAGCGAGGCGAGTGTGACACGTAAAGGAAACGTCATGGTTTACGGCATCCCACGGGGTGATGTTGGGCCGCAGGGGCCCAGAGGTGAGACTGGCGAGGCAGGCCCACAGGGGCCCAGGGGCGAACCCGGAGAAATGGGCCCACAGGGCATTCAGGGTGACAAAGGAGATCCCGGCCTGGACGCGCCACAGATCGACGACGCAGTGGTATCCGCTAAAACGCCGTGGAGCAGCCAGGAGATCGTCAATCGCCTGTGCGCTCCGTTTGAAGTTGGCGGCGAGATTGTTTCGTGTCACCCTGTGACCGGGAGTACTTTGAGCATCTCTACAACGTTCAGGCCGTTGCAGGAAGGCGAGGGGAACCCAAGCCCGGAGAATCCGCGACCGATTGTCGGTTACACAGGAGCGAAGCTCGTTCATGCAGGCAAAAACCTCTTTCCTCTCACGCCGCGAATCGAGACGGTAAACGGTATTACGCTTGTTTTTGCAGACGACGGCAGCATTGTTCTCAACGGAGTTAAAGCCACGATTGGTGAGGCCTGTATTTATACGTGGATTTTCGATGAGCCTCTTCCGGTGGGGACGTATACGGTCTCGCTGAACAATCCAACGACGATTGGAACGGGAACAGGAGTTGTGCATGACGTGATCGTGTGGTTTCGCGACGCCAAAGGTGGATATTCGAGCAGTGTCAGCGCGGCGACGATGAACCGGATACAGACGCTTAAGTTGACGACTCCGGCGGTTCAAATTCGCATTCGCGTGGGTGAGAATATTGATTCGCTGGAAAATTTCGTCCTCAAGCCGCAGGTTGAGACGGGGACGGCAGGAACGGCCTATGAACCGGGAAGGCTGATCGTCTCTCAGATTGATTTTGGCGGGACGGTGTATGGTGGCACGCTGGATTGGGCATCCGGCCTGATATCCGTGAAGCAGGTAGCGCGAATCTTCGACGGAACGGAAAACTGGACGCAGATCAGCACAGGCGAAAGGAGCTATCTTTACATCGACGTCGGCGAATACGGCTCGGTTGTGGACGACGCGTGCATGTCTTCACACTTTGCGTGGGGCATTGTGACTACTTCAACCACAGACACAAACGTCTGCAACGTGTACAACAGCTCCAGCGCCAATAGGGCGAGGTGTTGTGTTCGTCCGCTGATTGACGGCGTGGAGAGTGTAGCCACGTGGCGGACATGGTTGGCGGAGCAGTATGCAGCAGGGACCCCTGTAGTGTTCGTATACGAGATCACAGCTCCCTACACGATACAGTTCACACCTCAGCAGATCTCAGCGCTATCTGGAACCAATACACTCTATTCCGCGCCCGGCGATACGACAGTTTGCGGACATTCCGACCCAATCCGACTGACACAGGCGCTTATTGACCGAATTGCAGCACTGGAGAGCGCTACCACAAGCGTATAGGGAGGCAGGTATGAAGACGATCTTTGAGAACGTGATCGCCCGTGGAGGTTATGACCTCACCGGGCTGTTGAAGAACATTGACAAATACCACGTCGAGGGCAAACTGACCGACGCAGAGAGGGAAGAGCTCTACGCGCAGGCGCGTCAGGAACCCGTGGCGCAGTACGACGTACAGAGAGAGATTGAGCGGCTGTGGGCGGCTGTTCGGGCGCTCCAGCAGAGCTCCACGGGCGGCAGCACACCGGTAAGTCCCAGTCCGTACATACAGCCCACGGGCGCGCACGATGCCTACAGTGCGGGAAACTGCGTGATTTACAACGGCAGGTTCTACGAGAGCACCCTCGACAACAACGTCTGGGCTCCGGACGTGTATCCGGCAGGCTGGACAGAGCGAACTGACATTGCAAAGGAGGAATGAGCATGACGATTACGGGAAGACAGCTTGCGGAATTTGCACTGAAATGCCTTGAGGACGGCGTGCGGTACTGGTACGGCACCTATTACAAACCATGCGGTCTGGATCTGTATGAGCGCAAGAAGGCGCAGTACCCTTCGCACTACGGCAGCAGCCGAACCAGCGCCTACATGGAGGACATTGACGCAGGGGCGATGTGCTGCGACTGCGTGGGGCTGATTAAGGGCGCGGTGTGGTCGGAGCTGGGCACGCGGGAGGCGAAGTACGCCACGAACGGCTGTCCGGACAAGTCGGCCAACGGCATGTTCCAGTACTGCATTGACAAGGGCATGGAGCATGGCAAAATGGACAGCTTCCCGGACGAACCGGGCCTGTTGCTGCACAAGAATGGCCACGTGGGCGTGAGCATCGGCGGTGGTCTGGCGGTGGAGGCGAAGGGCTTTGCCGACGACATGGTGCAGGCGGCGGTGGAGGGACGCGGCTGGACGGGCTGGGCGCGCCTGCCGTTCATCGAGTACGGCGGGGAGAGTTCAGCGGTGGAAGCACAGCCGCGAAAGCTCGGAGAGCGCACGCTCCGGCGCGGCCACAGGGGCGAGGACGTGCGCCAGCTGCAGCGCGAGCTGGTGGAGCTGGGGTACGATTGCGGCAGCTACGGACCCAATAAGGACGGCGTGGACGGCGACTTCGGGTACGCGACGGAGGCGGCGGTGAAGGCGTTCCAGCGCGATGCAGACGTGACCATCGACGGCGTGTACGGCCCGGAGAGCCATGCAGCGATGCTGGCGGCGCTGGACGCGGAGGAATGGCCGGGAGAGCGCGAGGACGGCAGCCCGGAGGACGGCGGCGAACCGGCGACGTATCGCGTGACGCTGTACGGCGTGGATGCGCAGGCGGCCTATGAGCTGCTGGAACGATATGATGGCGAGATTGAACCGGAAGACGGTGCGGAGGGAGGAGATTGATCGTGGAGCAGCATTGCCAGTGCAACGAAGAACACATTGCCGCGCTACGTGAAGGGATGGCGGCCAACGACAAGGAGCACGAGTCGTTCCGCCGTCGCCTGCATGAGCACGATGAGCGACTCAGCCAATTGTCGGAACTCACAATTGCCGTGCGCAGACAGGGCGATGTGATGGAGCGCGTCGTGGAGTCTCAGAAGGAGACGCAGGAGAGCGTCAATCGGATTGAGAATCGGGTCGTCCAACTTGAAAGAGAACCTGCGGAGAAGTGGAAAAAGATTACTTACGAAGTCATGAGGTATGTCGTGCTGGCGGCGATTGGCGTGGCAGTCGGATACTTCATTCAGGGGTAAAGGAGGGTGAAAAAATGCAGAATCGTTTTAAATCGTGGGCGTTGTGGACGTCCATTGCGGCGTTGGTTGTCTTTTGCGTGAAGGAGTTTGTAGGCGTCGATATCCACGAGACTGTAGACGGATTTCTGAACGTACTTTTGCCGGTGCTCGTCGGCTTCGGGATCGTCAACAATCCGACCGACAGTACTAAAATTTAGCAGAAGCGGGAGGCATATGTACGGGGGCACGCAGAAAATATTCACAGTTTGCAGAATTGACGTCTGAAGAGTTCGCGCGACTCCTGACGCTCGCAAAGCTGAGTGCTGAGGAAAAGGAGATTGCTACTCAGTGTATCGTATGGCACATGTGTCTTATCGACGTCGGTGAAACCGTGCACATGAGCAGGTCTACCGTATCGCGCAGGATGCGAGACGTGATCCTGCCCGAACTGGAAACCATTCTGAAGCGAAACAGGGAGAACTTAAGAGCCGGGGCATGAGCCCGGCTCTTTTTTTGCGTTTATACGGAGCATTATTGCACACATTCTGCGCACACTTGCTCCCATCGCTGGGGGCATTCGCGGTAAAATTGACGTGCAAGGAGGGATTCGACATGGCTTATGGATACAACAATTATCCACCGTTCGGACTGGGAAACGGCTATCAGTCCGCGCCGGTATACGGGGCTCAGTATACGGCAACGCCCCTGCAACGGCTGGAGTATCAACCGCAGTTTGCACAACAGTCTGTGGTGCAGCAGCCGGGTACGCTCTTTGCCCGATTCGTGAGCGGACGCGAAGAGGCCGTCGCCGCGCAGGTTCTTCCAGACGGCAACACCAATGTCTTTATCGATTCCGGACATGGTCGGATCTATACGAAAAAGCTCGATTCGCAGACGGGCATCGTGGATTTTCGAGAGTTTGTGGATGTACAGCCACAGCCGCCCACCGATGCATCCGCACAGTGCGTCACAATGGAGATGTTTGCGGCGCTTCAGGCGGAAGTTGAACAGCTCAAGCAGATGAGCCTGTCGCAAACTAGACGGGGAAGCAAGGAGGAGTCCACAAATGCTAAATCCTATGCAGCTCGTGCGAATGATGCGCAGTAGTCGAAACCCGATGCAGATATTGATGAATGCATCTGCGCAGAATCCGCAGCTCAAACAGGTCATGCGTGCCGTCAACGGGAAGACACCTAAGGAAATGCGGCAAATGGCGTATGATCTGGCCCAACAATGCGGTGTGAATCTCGATCAGGTGGCTCGGCAGATGGGCCTGACATTGCCCAAATAGCTATATAGCGGGCGCGACGCCCGATGTATAAATAAAACAACAGGGAGGAAAATTCATGGCAGAAAATGATTTCAGCGTCGGCTACGCGTTGGGCGCAGACAGCAACAACGGCGGCTCTAACGACGGTGGCTGGGGAATGGGAGGCATAGGCGGCTGGATCTGGGTCCTTTTGATCTTCGCCCTTCTTGGTGGCGGCCTTGGCGGTTTTGGTGGATTTGGTGGCTGGGGAGGCGGCTTCGGCGGAGCAGGCCTGCAGGGCATGGCAACCCGTGCCGATATCAACGAGGGTTTTGCCCTCAATGGCATCACCAGTGGCATTACAGGTATTCAGCAGGGCATCTGCGACAGTACCTACGCCCTCAATAACGCGATCAGTAGCGGCTTCAACAGTGCCAATATCGCAATGATGCAGGGTTTCAACGGCGTTGATCGCAGCATGTGCCAGTTGGGACATCAGATCTCCGACTGTTGCTGCCAGACCCAGAACGCAATTCAGAACGTGCGCTACGACATGGCCACTCAGGCGTGCGATACCCGAAATCTGATTCAGAGCACTACGCGAGACATCATCGACGGGCAAAATGCCAACACCCGTGCAATTCTCGACTTCCTGACTCAGGATAAGATCAGCACGCTACAGGCCGAAAATACATCGCTCAAGTTCGCAGCCTCTCAGGCCAATCAGAATGCCGCACTGCGCGCTGCGATGGATGCAAATACTGCCGAAATCATTCGCCGTACCGGCAACGACTGCCCGATTCCGGCCTACGTCGTGCCCAACCCCAATTGCTGTTATGGCAATCCGGTGGGCGTAAGCTACGGCGGTGGCAGTTGCGGTCACTGTGGATACGCCGCATGATATGCCATTCACAGGGGGCGATGCATTTTCCGCCCCCCTTATTTCCTGAAGGGAGGTTCGAAAAGATGATTCAGGCAGTTAGCGCTGCAATACAGACCGTGGAAGCTGGCGGTGGAATCGTGTTTGGCTCTCCGCGCATTCAGACAGGCTGCACCGTTCGGCATGAAGAGGGTTCGTCCCGCTTTGTGTTGTTGGCTCCCGGCATCTACTCTGTACGCTTTGGTGGCAACATTGCGGTGCCCGAAGGCGGTACGGTGGGACCAATTTCGGTCGGCCTGTCCGTAGATGGTGAAGGCGTCACCGGCAGCGAGGCCATATTCACACCCACAGCGGTGGAAGAGTACGGAAATGTGAGCATTGATACTCTGGTGCGCGTATATGGCTGCTGTGCAATCAACGTCGGCGTGTCTGTAGTGAACACTAGCGACGCGGAGATTGACGTGCAGGATGCAAACTTGCTCATTGTGCGCGAGTGTGGAGGTGGCAACGGATGAAGCGTGCAACGAAGATGATGCTTCTGGGCAATCAGTACGGCAAAAGCATGACACGTGACGCCAGTCGCGATTCATGGCACGGTCAGAACGCCTGGGACAATGGGGATATGTCCTATATGGCTCCTAATCGCCATTCTGACGCAATAAATTTTTCCATGGGCAAATATTTCAACCCGGATGGAAACGGCGGTTTTAGAACCACTGGAGGCGATTTCCGGGCCAATCGTCGTATAGGTTATGATGCCAACATGGAAAATGATTACAATCAGCGCCGTCGAGAGCGCGAACGTTACGACCGCATGGAGGGTGACGAAGAAGATCAGGATCACTCCAGGAACTGGCAAAATCATAGGATGTATGCCGCTGGAGTCGCCTGGGCTGAGCCTGGCGAGGGGCACAAGCACTCCCGCAAGCAGTACGGGGAACTCGACGAGAAGTGTGCGCACAAGTGGGTCAGCCAGATGGAGAATGCCGACGGAACGGTCGGCGGTCACTACAAACCAGAGCAGGCGGAACAACTGCGCGCGGCTCACTGCCCACAGTGTCAGAAGTGGGAGTGGTATGTGGCGCTGAACATGATGTACAGTGACTACGCTCCGGTCGGCAAGAAACTGGGCGTTGATCGCGATGAGTTCTATGCCGGTCTTGCCAGGGCATTTTTGATGGACAAGGATGCAGGTGAACACAAGCTGGCGAAGTACATGGACGCTATCCCCGAGGGTTCTGAAGCGGCATAAAGGATTAAACGTCGGCGCAGCTGTCAAAACTGCGCTGACTCTCTTTCTGTTCGTGCTTGGCTTTTCTCTTTTGAAACTCTGGGGACTCTATGTATTCGAGATATGCTTTAACGCCACCTGTGTGGAGGACTTTCATAGCTTTTTTATCATAGTCCAATTCTGTTTCGCGATACAACAGTCTGTCGTACGTGGAACGTTCGTCAGGGATATAGATGTCGAATACAATAGTGTCATACGACCTGCTTCCTTTACTCTTTTTGAAGTTGTACACGACCTCTATATCTGCGTTATTTTCAATATCTCGAAGAGCTGGTTCGAAGGCAATTCGTCTAAAATCCGGGAAGCGTTCGTAGTTTTCACAGCCCATTCGCTTTTTGAGTTCCGCCAGTGGAACTGTTATGGTGTCTTCCAGATTTTCGTATGACTTCAGAAATTCGTAGAGGCGTATTCCGTATTTTGACTTCATTGCCAAAATATTTACCAGTGCATACTTTGTGTACTTTTTCTGAAGATCGAGCAAGTATGGATACATGTCGTTGTGGAATCTGATTTCTATCATTCCGCTATGACGATCTATCTGTACTTTGTCCAACCATCTCAGCAGCGTTTCCCGACCGGTAGAGTCTTTAATCCATACACTCTTGTCGGCAAGCCCTTTTAAGGAGTTTTTTACTGTGAAGTAGTTTCCACCATTGTTGAAGTCGATGTTGCAAACATAACAATACTCTTGGATTTTGAAAGAGTAGATTTGTTGGGGCTCGTCCAGTGGTCGTATCTTACTTATGAGAAAGAGCATTATTTTTTGTTGCTGTAATGACAATTCAAATCGACTTTGTTGAATGATGTCGTTTCTCTTGACGACAAAGTAGTTTCGCAATTTTTCTCTATCGGGTGTTGACATGAAGTTCCACCTCATATCTTCTATTCTTTCGTTGAGTATACCATACATTGGATTCATCACGAAACCAAAAATGAGTTAACTTTTGGCGTATCACATTTGTTTCTTTACGCGCGCGCGCGCGTATGAAGAATATTTGTTGAAATAATATTTATTTTAGATATATATTATTTTTACGCGCGCGCGAAGCTATAGAAATAAAAAAAATGAAGTGTGATAAATACTACGGTTTTCAAAGCTGAAATGTGATAAATACTACGGTCAAGTGTGATAAATACTACGGTGCGGAGGATTGCTCTTGAATCATGATTATATGGTTAATTTTAGTGATAATTGCACAAAAATATGCATGAATTAAGGAATTGACTTCGAAATGTGATAAATACTACGGTTGCTTTTCAATCGGTCCCGGATCGGTAAAAAAGTTCTTGGTAGTCTTTCTGACGCACAGGAAACAGGGCTACTGGGGCGGCAAACTAAGAGAAAAAATTACCCTGCAAGAGGCGAAATGTGAGAAATACTACGGTGGCCTTGCGACCGGCTTCAGACCGATAAAAAGCCATTTCATTCTCCCCTGAGCGCGACAAATAGCGCTGTCAGAGCTGTGAACCATTGAAAAAATTACCCAACTCGGAGAAATTTTCCGTCCTGTGAAGGATGAAATGTGAGAAATACTACGGTCGTTTTTCAACCGGTTTGTTGTCCGTTCAAGGTCGGACAACAAATCAAAAAGTGCACATGCACATGTGCATGTGCATATGTGCATGTGCATACCAGGCCCATAAAAAAGCCTGAAAAACTCCGGATGTACCGTGAGTTCTTCAGGCACAGACGTCAAATTTTGATATCGTTGTTGCTTTTTTCATCTACAGACGCCTGAAGAATGGAATGGATATACGCATTTAGACTGCATCCGGATGCTTCTGCGCGAGCCTTGAGCTTTGCGTAAAGGCTGGGCTTCAAGAGCAGTGGGACTCTTCGACTTTTGTTTTCGATCAGGGCAGGGTCTCGGTGGTATCCCGGTGGGATATCCGCTTCTCCTGTGGATGTTGGCGACTCCTCTTCTCGGTCTTCGAGTGCGGGGCGGCTGATAAACTGCACGGCGGGGCTCATTTGATCCTTAAAACTCTTCCTTTGGGCGGTCATTCTGTCACATCCTTTTTCAAAATCTCATCGACAAGCGCGCTGTAGTCTGCGGCAGCATTGCTGTTGGGTGCGTAGGAAAAAATGTCTGTGCGCAGCGCATGCGTTTCCTTGAGTGCAGTACACTCGCGAATTCGGGTTGCATAGAGACGACTGCCCATTTCGGCGGCCGTCTGCTCGATCAGCTCCGCTGATTCCCGGGAAATGACGGTGCGGCTGTTGTATCGAGTCAGGACAATCCCCATGACCTCCAGATATGGGTTGCAGTACTTTTTGACGGTTTGTATTGTGTCGTTCAGTTGGACAATCCCCTGCATACTGTGGATGTCGGCTTGCGCAGGTACTATACAGCCGTGGCAGGCAGCGAGGGCATTGACCGTGAGAATGCCCAGTGCGGGTGGCGTATCGATAATCGCATAGTCGTAGAGGCCCTGGACTTCTTCAAGGGCCTCCCTGAGGCGGTATTCCTTGCCCACCTGTGTGAGCACCGCGTCGATTCCGGCAAGTGCTGGATCGCTTGCGATGACGTCGCCTCCCGGAGCATGACAAATCGCCTGGTTTGCCGTCGTCTTCCCTCGCAGGACGTCGAGCGCGTTTGGGCTGACAGACGCAGCTTCGAGTACGTAACTCAGGTTGCCCTGTGCATCCAGATCGACGAAAAGAACCCTGTAACCTCTGTGTGCCAAACCTGCGCCAACCGCAAAGGTCGTCGTCGTCTTTGCAACTCCGCCTTTCTGATTGGCCATCGCCAATATCTTCATCGAATCTCTCCTCTACTACTATACTAATATGGACATGCACATATGCGTATGCACACATGCACATATGCACATGCACATATGCACATGCACATATGCACATGCACATATGTGCATGTGCATATGTATATTCTATATTGGCAGCCCCGCAGATATTCTCTGCGAGACTGCCATTTCAAGGAACGGTTTCTTCTTCGAGCAGCTCTCTTTTGTATTTGTAGTAGGTCGTTCGCGATATGCCTGCCAGCTTGATGACCTCGACGTCGGGCAGAGAGCCTTCAAAATTCTTGCTGTACTTGCGAATCATCTTCTTTGCGGGCCCGGCCTTTTTCACGTGCATCTTCCGCCCTGGCTCGGTTCCAATCCGTTTGCCCTCCGCTTTCGCGATCATCAAGCCCTCGCGCGTCTTCTTACGCAGGTCGTCCACCTCCTTCTGCGATTGTGCAAAAGCGAGGTAGATTTGCTTTTCGGCCAATCTGAGGATATAGCGGTTGATCGCTTCAGAGATCCCGTGAATCAGTTCGTCGGTAGCAGAATCTCCGCTGCTGACGTCCAGAGAGATTTGACGCTCCAGAGCCTCTCGATAGGTAGAGGTATTGATCTGCGGCTCCTTCAAAAAGACGAGATCGACGCCGAGCTCAGACAACTCTCTGTACGTTTCGAAGCCTTCCTGTGCGCTGCGACTCATGCGGGATACGCTGTCGAAGATGATGCGGACTTTTTTTCCGGCCTTTGCCTCCTGCCGAGCCAGCTTCAACAGGCGGTTGAAGATCTTCCTGCCCTCGATCCGCGTGCCTGTATACGTCTCCCGAAAAATTCTGGCAGCAGGATACGCGGCTGTGATGTTGATGATTTGCCTCTCAACGGATTGTGAAGGCCTCGATACGCGCGCGTAGGCCAGCTCTAATAGAGCATCTTCCCCCACGTCAAAAACCTCCCTTGTTGTCAAAATGCAGTCAAAATGATATCAAATTTAATGGCCAGCACTTTTATTATATTCGTTTTTGTATTTATGTCAACTCAAATTTGTACACAGCCCGACCCCTTAAAAATGGACTCCTCTAAGACGCAAAAAGAAGGCCGCCAGATTCACTGGCAGCCCTCTTTCGGAGCGTCATCCAACGTCGGGGGATTGACGGCAGACGCGTGTTGATGGTATAATGTCCCTGCTGAAAAATGGTTGGGTAAACGCCCGGAAGCACTCCCGCTGAATACAAAAGGCGGGAGGTGATAGTATGACAAACGTCGAATTGTTGGCGATTTTGATTGCTATTGCAAGTCTCGTGATCTCTGTGTACAACAGCAAGTGAGAAATGCTTCCGGATAGTTGCAGCTACCCGGAAGCATTCTTTCCCGGGTTCATACCGAGGCGGGAAGTGCTTTCCGATTCCAACACCATTTTACAGCATCGGCGGCGGCGTGTCAAGCGTCGCCGCCTTTTTTCTGATTTTTCAAACATGCTCAGGTATACAACCTCGTCGCCGTCAGCCCCTTGTCGAGATTGATGAACTCCCACGCGCCGTAGATCACAACCAGAATCAACAGCCCACCAAGAACCGCAATGGCGATCTTCGACCACCTGCACTCGTCTCCGCGCTTCCTGTACATGGATTCCAGGTTTGCAATGGTCTTTTCCCGCGCATCGATCGTGGCCTTCAGTGCGCCGATCTCCGCGCCCTGATCTTGAATTTTCTGGGCCTTGAACTCCAGACGCTCGCCTTGCTGCTCGATTTTGCGATTCAGCTCGGCGATTTTTTGTGCGTGTTCTGCCACAACGAACTCTCGCTCTCTGACCAGTGCTTCCTGTGCGGCAACTCTCTCTTCAGCCCGGCTCTGTGCCTCACCCTTTGCGAGAACCAGCTTGCGCAGGCGGTCCAGTTCGCATGCATTCGCAGCATCCTGATTTTTCAGTGCTTCAACCTGATGTCGCATGGAGTCCATGATGGTCACATCGTAGCTGGCCTCTTCCCGTTCAAAATCACGTTTGGGGGCCAGTCCCAACAATCGGTCAAAGGATGCCCCGAGGGCGCGCACAACGGGCAGCATGGTGCTGATTCGGGGATCCTTTGTCACGCCCTGTAGCAGCTTACGCAGCGTGGATTCAGGGGTTCCGCTCAACTTCGCGAGCGCCGGATAGGAGAGTTCCTGAAACTCCATCAGCCTGCGCAGTTGTCCCCACTGAATTTGCGGAGGCGCGGTCTGTTCTGAAAATTCGACAATGTCGATTACTTTTTCGGCTGTATCGGTGCTGTTGCTGTCCATATTCATCTTCCTTCACTTTTTCTGACGACCAAATTCGTTTGGTCGTTTTTTGCGTCATTCGGACGGATTTGCGGCAAAATCCGTCCGAATACGGTCTCTTCGGAGCCGAATCCGGACGTTTTGACCGCGAAATCTCTCGAATTCGGTCAGGGGGTGTCCAAATTCGGTCAGGGGTATCCAAATTTGGATACTTCTCAAAATGCCGCTTTGGTGCTATCATTCAGCCATCGTCGGACGTGAGCCGTCGCAGTTGAGAGGCAATCACGGCACGGACGGTGTCCCGACCGGCATCGTCCAATCTGCGATAGTCCATGAGGCAATCGTGCTCTTCGCGGCTGAGACCAGTGTGAACCAGCCCCAGCAGCTCGTCTGCAGAGCAGCCCAGCGCGACGCACAGCGCGCGCACTGCCTCAATGGGCGGACGTCTCAGTCCCAGTTCCCAGTTGGAAATCCGGTTGGGGTTGATGCCGGAGCGCTCTCCAAGTTCCTTTTGCATCAGGCCCCGGCGCTCGCGAATCTCTTTCAGGCGCAGTGCAAAGCTGTACTCTACTTCCATAACGTACCACCTCGCCCTGCATTATATCGCACGTCTCGTGCGATGTCAAGAAAAAACGCACGAAGCGTGCGATTGAGAAGGAGGATTGGCCGTGAGAAGAACCCACAAGCGTACCCGCCGTGGTGGCCACGGCGGCGTCGAGACTTTTGACACCGACTATATCTTCGATTCGACCCACCCCAGGCTGCTGAAGATCATCGACTATCCACGCAAGACTGTCTTCATCAACGCCGATGCGGATGCGGATGCAGACGGGGTGCAGATTGTCAAATACGGTTCCAATAGTCGAGAGGCATGAAAAAAGAGTCCGGCGCGGGGCCGGGCTCGGCAGTTGGAAAGGTTACTCTGCCTTTACTTCGAACCAGTACTTGTGATCGAAAACAACGTAGGAGATATGATTTTCGGTGGTTGTTGCGTAATAACCATATTTACCGGACTGCGGAGAGATGTACACAGAAGACGCAGGGGTGGTTATAGTGTCTTTGTCAAAACATATGCCGAACTCGTCGCAAAGCTCTATATCGCTGCTGGCTATATAAGCGAACTCCTTTTCTCCGGAATATTCGTTGACAAGGATGGTTAATCTTACGTAGTTGCAAGCGTCGGAAAAATCTCCTACCCAGTTATTGAATTTATTTTCAATCACCGACGGTTCAGCGTTTTCTACGTAGTCAGAAACAACTATCGTAACCGTGCAGGGTTGATAGGCGAGATCCGTGTAGTGGACAGTCAATTGTTCGCCCATCTTTACCGGATTGATTCTGGTTCCGAGAGTGGCATCGTAGTTTCGGTTGACGAGTTCATTTTGCGCAGTCTCAATGATCGCCTTCAGTTCTTCATCAGTCATGGACGAGTAGTCCAGTGAGGATCCTTCTGCAAGACCGATGCTTATGCACGAAAACACCACTGCCATCAACAGCGCCGTCAACTTCCAAATCAGTTTCACAAAAATACCTCCAATCCGGTTGTTCAAAAAAAAGGAGCTTTCAATGGATAAAAATGGGTTTCACATCCCCGAAAAGTTTCGGGATTTCACGGTGTTCGTTCACGACATGCCGGAAGTATCGTACTTCGAAGCGCTGTTCGACATCCCCACGCGAACGATACTCATCAATTCGGCAGCCGATCCGGGGGTGAACGTCGTGTGGTTGCGGGTCAATCCTGCGTTAGGCGCAGGAGGTCTGAGAGGTTCCGACCGTTGACGTTGAGATACTTGGCCTCGCCATCGTCTCCGTAGCCGATGGTGTAGACATCGAAGGGCTCATACATGTCATGCAACGGAGAGAGGCAGGTCATCGCGTACGAACTTGCAGCATCCAGTACGACGCACAGATTCTCCGTCATCCCCAATATTTCGTTGACGCTCCAGTAGGGCATCTTTGCCACAAACACGACTGCATCCAACGACGCGTTATAACTCGCAGAAAACACAAAATGCTGGGAAATGGATTCGCTGTCTGCGGTTACTTTGGAAAGATTCTCAAGCATCAAATCGACTGCCATGTCAAAAAGGACGGTTTCTACTGCGGTGCGCGTGGGCAACTCAAACTGCAGGTCTTCCGCCGCCGCGCACACCGGCAGCAGCATCAAAAGGGTCAGAAGTACGGCGATGATTCGTTTCATTCTGTGGTCACTTTCCTTTCGTATCCGGTGATAGAGAAATTGTTCCTTAAAAACTGATTAATCTTCGTGTTCAGCTCTAAGCGGTAATTCCGTTTCTCAGCTTAATTCCCAGTTGTGTCCACAGCGGTTACAAACTGCCATCTTTTGATTCTGAATCCTGGTGTGGCTCGCCTTGACGCTCTTACGCCCAAGCTTAACGGACGGAAGCCAGAATGTGCAGAGTTTCCACAGCCATTTGATTAGAAACAGGCCACAGCAGTAGTATATCAGATTCCACAGGCACCCACCATCCACCTTGACGCTGGAAGAAACGCCCAATGTATTTGCGCTGTCCTGAATGAACTGAACAGAAATGTTATTGCTGCCACAGTGTGGACATGTCAGGCCGTTGTTCGGTCGAGTCTCATTTCCAGTCCCTTCTGATCGGGGTTCTCCGTAATACACTGCACCGCACTCGGGACACTGCGTAGAGCCATCGGAACAACGGTATTTCCTTGAATCAAACTCATTGTTACATCTCTTGCAAACCATATACCTCATCCTCTTTATGTTTTTTGTCCAGGGCTTCTATTTTGCACTTCTTGCAAGTGTTTATTATAACTTAACTTTAAAAACAAGCATCCATGTCTATAATGTCTGTATTTCCGTGTGAATATCACTCCTTTTATCCAATTATACCCAAAACTCATCTGTTAAGTCAACGGAATGTTTTTACAATCATTTCGGTCGTGAAATGCCCGATATGCCGTAGACATTTGCACAACGGCAATGTTCCATGCGAAACAAGGAGGAAAGAACATGAAAAAGAGTACGACCGAAACCAGCCGCACCCCAATTTTGGACGCCTATCGAGTTGTCTACATTGACGTTCCGGAGCATCCGCAGCTCCTGAAGATCGTGTTGACGTCCGAAAAGATGGTGTGTATCAACCTGGCCGCCGCGCCGGAGGCCAACGTCGTCAGATGGCATCCTCTGTCCTGAGGCCTTCGCCCACGTCAACCTGCCGTTGAATCAGTGCCAGTGTCTCTGCTCGCTCGCGCTCCGCCATGGCCCGGTTGTAATTGTCCATAAAGTCCATCACGTAATCGTCAAAGGCGCTGCGTTGTGCGTCAGACAGCTTCACATAGGACTCCAACAAGGCCCGGAGCACAGGATTGTCCTTATACTCCTTTGCGATTTCGTTCAACACGGCCTGATCCGGGTCGGGCTCGACGTCGAACATCTTGCCTTCGCCGGTGCGTAGCCATGTTTCAGATACGCCGAATTCGTCACACAGACATCTGATGAACATTGCTGTGGGCTCTACTCTACCTCGCTCCACATTATTGATAACATCCTGTGAAACGTACATGCGAAAACCAAATGCCTTTCGACTTAAGTCAAAATGATCTCTAACCTCTCGTATGCGGTCTTTCAAACGAGACACCTCCTTTATGTACTAGAGTATAGCACGCTCGTTTTTGGTTGTCAACCAAATAAAAAAAGAAATATCTCAAAAAATGGTTGACAACCAAAAATATTAGTGTTATAATCAGTCCACAACTAACTGGCAATTCATCAAAAGGAGATGATGAAAATGAGCAAAGAACAGATGTGCCACAACATGGCCAGCATATTGCGCAACCTGCCCGAAGCAGACGTAGAGAAGCTGCTGTACGTCATCAAGGGGATGGAACTCAGCAACCTCGCCGCCACCCGCAGCGCGTGACGACATGGAACGCGAGCAGGTGACGCTGCGCCTGCCGCCGGAGCTGTTGGAACAGCTCCGGGAACAGGCGCAGGCGATGGGAATGAGTACAAACGCGCGAATTATTGACCTGATTCTGAAGGGTCTTCGCACTGAGGAATCTGAATGACGCCGTTTCGCTGCTCAAAGCGGACAATGTATTCGAGCATGGCGTGTTCGATCGCTTTTGCGACGGAACGTCGTTCCACAAAAGCGATATAGCGAATCTTTTCATAGGTGTCGTCCTGTACGCGCAGTGTGAACTGTCGCTTATCGGTTGCCATGGAAACTTCTCCTCTCTCTGAAGTCTTTTTGAAGTCACTGATATCATAACTGACTTCGATGAAAAAATCAAGATTCATATTGACTTCAGTGAATTCATATGATACAATCCATGTTAGAATCAGTGAATTCACTTTAGGAGGGATGAAGATATGATTCGCACCTTTACACTGAGATATCCGGATGAACTCAAAGCCCAGCTGCTTCCACACGCAAAGCGGCGCGGCGGAACCCTTAACGGGCTTATCCTGTCCATTCTGTGGGACTGGGTAAAACAGAATCCGCATAGCGCGTGACGACAAAGGAGGTGAGAACATCACGCTTTTTAATCGATTGCTCCGTCGCATTCGTAGAGCAGGGAAAGTGCCGGATAAACGGCAGCGGTTCTATCCAGACGAATCAGCCCTCGCGAAGTATACGCAAGCATGTGGAAGGGCCAGTCGCCAATCTGGATTACTTTCTGATATTGTGCAGGCCACACAGGCGTCCCTGCTGCGGGAGGGATGGCATCCCTTAAATTCATTGGAGGCGTCATCGGGGTTATCTCAGGAAGCGCCAGAGATCCTTTGTCTGAATGCCTTAGGGGAAACAGTACAACGATTCTGGCGCTCTCCCCCGGATGAAGGTTCACCGGAAAGTCGTCGGTACGCAGACCGCCTGACTCGTCGCCATCCTCATCAGTAATGAGCCATACGGGGCGGCGGGGCATGTAGAACTCCTGACCGTGTTCTGACAGCAGAGTCAAATTGTGCACAGAGAGAGGCTTTCCAGAACGGTTGGAGAGAATGAGACGAATGACGCAGTATACGTGCCTCTTTGTGTTGTAGGCATATGCTTCGGGATCGTGAATATCGAGCTTGCGGGCATTTTGCCACAGTTCTCTGAGCGCAAGAAGAAGGGAGAGTACAAAACCCAGCACTCCGCACCAATCCAACAGGTTTTGCATTGCGATTCCTTCTTTCGTTTCAATCATTGTCCGCGCGAGATTCGAACGGTGAATGTTCAGCAAAGAGCTATGAGAGGAGGATATCAATGGAGCGTAAGAAGATAACGCTGCGCCTGCCGATGGAACTGCATCGGGAACTCAGCATCATTTCGGACCAGAGCGGCATGACCGTCACGGCTGTATTGCTTGCAGCCATGTGGTGGCACGTTCTAAAGCCAGGCGGCAAACGGCCGTGACCACAGCGTTCATGGACTGAACGTACTTCTGACAGGCGCTGTTCAGAATTTCGAAGGTCGCAAGCGCGGCTTGAGCCTCAACGCGCTCGTATCCGATATTGCATGGGAATTTGTTGGAGCGTGGAAAGAAGGATTCAACAGGGAGTGACGCTTTCCCGCTCCAGGCTGAAAGAAGTTTTAAGGAGGATTCAACTATGACAGAAAAACTTGTGTATACCATTCGAGAACTGGCAGATGCGTTGCAAATATCGCTGCCGACAGCGTATGCGCTGACAGAGTACGAAGATTTCCCCGTTATGCGCGTAGGAAACAAGTATCTGATACCAATTGCCGACTTAGAACGCTGGATGACTGCGCAATCGTCAAAGGACAAGACGAGAAAGGCTAAGAAGAAATGAAGAAGTTTGAATTCACGGGAGAAGTGAAAACGCTGGAGAACGGTACCGAGGTGAAACGCATCCGTGCGCTGAAGGAATTCACGCTGTACTTTGGCATCACGGTAAAGGAGGGCGAGCTGGGCGGCTGGCTGGAAAAGGAGGAAAACCTTTCGCAGGAGGGATGCAGCTGGGTCTACGGCGACGCCCACGTCAGTGGCAACGCCCACGTCTACGGCAACGCCAACGTCTACGGCAACGCCCGCGTCTACGGCAACGCCCGCGTCTACGGCAACGCGCGCGTCTACGGCAACGCCCGCGTCGGCGGCAACGCCTTCGTCTACGGCGACGCCTGCGTCTGCGACAACGCCCGCGTCAGCGGTGACGCCCACGTCTACGGCAACGCCCGCGTCAGTGGTGACGCCTGCGTCAGTGGTGGCGCCTTCGTCAAAAAAAGCAGCCACGTCCTGCAAGTTGGGCCCGTGGGAAGCCGAGATGATACAACCACCTTTTATCGCGATACGGACGGGGGGATTCGTGTCTGTTGCGGCCGCTTCTCCGGAACACTCGACGAGTTTGAGGACAAGGTACGCGAGACGCACGGCGACAACAAGCATTCACAGGTATACCGCGCTGCGGTGGCGCTCGCAAGGTTGCAGATTGATGACGTGACAAAGAGCACAAGGGTGGAAAAGAAGAAGTTCAGGCTGTTTGGCAGGAGGAATGCGCGATGACAGAGATGACAGATCAGAACGCCTGCACGACGGGGCACGGGTTGGACGAGAACGGCGAAGATCTCGATGCGAAGCTGGAGAGCGAAATCGCCGAGTACCGGCGTCGAAAGCAGCGAGCGTACAACGCAAAGAACCGCGAGAAGATCAGCGAGTACCAGCGAGCGTACAACGCCAAGAACCGCGAGAAGATCAGCGAGCGCCAGCGGGCGTACTACGCAAAGAACCGCGAGAAGATCAGCGAGCG